TGGGGTGACTTTGTCACCGACTTTGAACTTAACCACTTTTCATCTCCGGCCACCCAAAAGCGAGTGACTTAACTGTTAAGGTTTAGGTGTTGCGGTTGGCGCGAACAGTGGTAATGGGTTTGATCACGACACTCACTTGCTGGAACGAATAGCCGTCGTGCAGCATGTTTTCGATGCAGCCTGAGTGGTCGTTCGCAGCGTCCCACATGGTCTTATAGAATTGACCCACGCGGTTGCCGTCGCTGTCGAGTACAATCCAATAGACTTGTTCGTCAACCTCAGGTTCAGAATCTCGTGGAGTGCGCGAGAACATCCAGCCGCTAGGATCAACCAGGTGATATTCTTGCTCAAGCCACTGGGCACCGTCTATCGGTCCCCACTGCCCGAGTTTGGTATTCAAGACCATCGGCTTGTCGCTGAACACGACACAGCCGCTAGATTGCACAGCAGCCCACTGTGCCCACTCTGGCGCACGGCTAAACAGGTTAGGACGACTCATCACATCACTCCCCAGTTGTGCAACATCAGCAGACCCACGACGATCATCGTGATGACTGCACCGGTTACGAGATACTTCAGCTCTTTTGAATCGTATTGCGATTCAATTTCAGCCAGTGCGCGTTCACACATGGATTGTCCAGCCTCAAGCGTTTCCGCGTAGCCCAGAACTCGCCACCCGCCATCAACAGGCTGAATGCTGGCGCGATATTGGCTGCCCACTTGGTAAACCAGTCCGCGACCGCTCAACGTGCTGATCTGCACCCCGTTGTGTTCTTTGTACCACATTTCTGTGACCCTTGCTGTGTGTTGATGAACTTATAGTACACAATACCGCGATTTGCTGCAAGTGATTTTTTAAATAATTTGCGCTTGTGCTTGTGCTTGCTGTTCTACCTGACTTTAAGATAGGGTACCGTTAGGTGCCCACGCGCGAGGTTGGATGTGAGATGGTGCTTAGCCTCAAGCGTCTTGCCGGTCCAACTCGTCGGCGCGAACCGCGATTGCATCCTCCAGGCTATATTGATCCTTGAACTCAGTTGAAGCGCACACATAGGTGGCTCTCGCTTTCTCGATGGCGCCTCGCTCATTCTTGGCCTTCACGTTGTAGAGCCGCGCGCGCTCGCCAGTCATGCTGTCGATACCGAACACCGCCCACTTCACGGAAGGCTTACCTGGCTTAGATGCCTGTTTGCCGGATCCCTTGCACCTGAAGCAAACACCTCCGAGCACATTCGAGAAGATCGGGAGTCGGCCTTTACCGTTACAGCGAGTGCATTCGTAAAGATTTCCATTAGGCGACATAGTGATCATAACTCCTTTGCACATACACTCAGAACTTCAGTGGCGGTTATAGCGGCCAACGAGAAGGTTCTCAGTTAGTCAATCGATAAACCGTGTGTTGATGAACTTATAGTACACAATACCGCGACTTGCTGCAAGCGTTTTTTTAAATAATTTGCGAAGCTCATGCGAAGCCCATGCGAAGCCCATGCGAAGCCCATGCGAAGCCCATGCGAAGCTCATGCGAAGCCCATGCGAAGCTCAGTGCGAAGCTCAGTGCGAACGCTAACAAGTTCACACACCTCACAAAAAAGGGCCCCCTGAGGGACCCTTTGGTAGTTGAGCTTGCGCTCAGCGTTCGTCTGGCACAGTGCGGTCGCGTTTGTTCGACCTTACCGTGTGACTGCCAAGCTCTGAAATGCCCACGCCACTGACGCCGACGTATTCCTTGCCGGTCTGTAAGTCGCGGAGGGTGTAGACGCCGCGCTCGCTGCCGTAAGCCAGTCGATCTTCAAAAGTGGACACCCGCACCACCTGAAAGCGATCGGTGCGCTCAAGTACCAGATTCTTCTTGGGCGGTGGAGATTGAACTTCACATCCAGCTTGAGACAAGCAAACCAAAGCCGCTATGAATAGATGCTTCACAAATGATTCCTCTTGAAATTGATGGTCGGTTACAGACCCAGCAGCCTACGGAATTTGCTTGCTAGGCTATTGCCCGTCCTGCCGTTGCGTTTGATCTCTTGTGTGATCAATTCCAGTTGATTCACCAGCGTGGCAGCCAGATCATCTCCACTTGAGCTCACAAAGATATCAAGTGATGGCGGGCGTTCAATCAGACTGTTTTGCCACCCATCGCGCGAAAACTCAACTTGTGGCCATTCTTGCATGAACCGCTCTGAATCATCAGACATCTCCCACCAGCTGCCATTTTTCACAACCATCGGTTTGTCAGAAAATGCCACCTTCCCATCAGGCTGAAGTGCCGCCCACCGTACCCACCCAGGTACGTTTTCAAACACGGATTGGTCAAGTTTCTTCACCACTCATTCCCCTTTGCGCTCAATTAGACTGTGCTTCCAATCTGACGACTCAAATCCAGTGCCGATTGCACGGCAGCGAGCTTTCCTCCCAATTTGGTACCACGTTTTCAAAAAATTACCCGACATTAGCACAGGCTTTTTTTCGTAGAAAAAAGCACCCCCATCTGCATTTACAGCCGCCCACCTCGCCCAGTCGGGCGCGTTTTCAAACACGGATTGGTTCAGTTTTTGATTCATGATTCACCAATAACTTTGGTTTCAGCTTCAATGCCGTGACCATAGGGCGGCCAGTCGTCCGAGAGGCTGCGATCGCGGAGGTCGGCTTGAGCATTGACGCGCCTTAGGTTGTGGAGTTCCTGCCGCAGGCACTTGATGGTTTGCCGCTGGCACTTGATAGTGTCGCGGTACTCCTCCATCCTCCGCTCAGTGCGCTCAAGATCCGGCGGCGTCCACAGGCGGTGCCCCCGGTCGGTGTATCCGGCCTCGTGCAGGGTGTTGTAGGCCCGTATGTATTCAGCTCGGTCATTCCGTATGATGGTCCGCAGGTCCTTGAATTGTTCGCGCAATACTTCGACCTCCTCGCTCGCCTCGGTGCGGCGGAGCTTCTCCCGCAGCAGCAGCATCCCGAGGATAAAGGCCATGGTGATGGCTACCATGAGGTAGGTGGTGGTCATGACTGGTCCTCCTTTGCTCCCTCAATTTTGCTTGCAATCCGCTTCACTGCTTCATCATCGCCCAGCAGCTCAAAGCAGCGTTTTGCGGCCTTGAGCTCGTCCAAAGGCACGGTTTCTGAGTCTTTATCAAGCAGACTTTCCAGCAGGTCATCCATCGCCGACAGTTCAGGCAGCAGGTTCTGAAAAAAACAGTAACGCATACTGGTACTCATGATTCACCTTTGGCTTTGTTGATTGCATCCAGCAAGTTCAGCGGCTCATCACGGTGGTCTTTCCATTGGATTTCAGCTTTCACAAGACACTCATCACGACGGCCCCACAAGTTATGGGTTGAGATGAACATATCACCCACCTCAACCCAGACGCCGTCGTCGTATGCCTCTTGCATCTTGCTCACCAGCCAATCAAAGGCAGCGGCTTTGGCTTCGGCTTTCTCACGAGCAAGGGCTTGCTCCGCAATCAACAGGGCGCACTCGTGTTTTGTATACGTCTGGCGTCGGGTCAGCTCAGCCAAAGTATCTCTGAAGTGATTTGATCTGATAACTTCGGCGTGTTTGTCGGTCCGCACGAAACTGTCTTGGCAGAACAGCAGCAGCTCGTCGCGCTCTTTCTTAACGGCCTCAAGTTCCTTTTCCAGTTCCTGAATTTGCATGTCCGCAAACACTAGCATTCGACCTGGTGTCATGATTCACCTCCAGCTTTAGTGATTGCTGCACGGGCAATTACCCCGCACTCCCTCTGGCTGCTCATGTTGTTCTGGCTAGCAAGGCTGATCTGATGCAGGGCGTTAAGAAGTTGACGATTGATTTCTCGTTCGTGGTCGCGTTCTTTCAAGGCAAGGCGATGGAGAGATTCCGACAAAGCAAGCTCTTTCTCAATATTGATTACCTCCTGAACAACCCAAGGCGCTGCTTCGCTGTTCGGCCTGATTCTTTCGCTGAGTGTCGTCACGCTGACCTCCGATTGAACAAGGCTAAATTGGCCTTGGCGATGGCAGCACGCGCTTGCTTTGCTGCTTCAGCCAGTTCCGCTTTGACTTCAAGCAGCCGGCAGGCGTCACCAGACGTGTTGTCGCGGCACTGTGCTGCAAATTCCAAGCGCATCAGTGCGGCCAACAGTTCGGGCGCTGCGGCAATCAAGTTTGCATCTGCTTCTGACTTGATCCCAAAACAGTGATCGTCGTCCAGCTGCTCACTTTGACTGCCCGCGTCAACAATCCGAGTGAAGATGTCCGTTCCGGTTGCTGGATCAGAAACCACGCTCAGAATACCAAAGACGAGCGGGGACTCACTTTCCAAGTAAACTTCCCACGGACCGGGTGTGTGACTGTTCATGCTTTACCTCCCGCCTTGATAATTGCTCGGCGCTGGTTTTCAAGTAAGGGTGACAGTTGCTCCCACCCTCTGCCGTCTGCGGCCGCGACCACTTCTTCTAGTGCAGCCAGAAGATCAGGCGCGGCTGCGATGAGCTTTGCATTGGCAAGCATCGCGGCGGTGCCCTCTCGTGGCTTTTCATCGCTTCCGTATACGCGAACGAAACCTTGCCACTTTTTGTAGCCTAACGACGGATCGCCGTGTGGGGCGTCAATTTCGACGTGCTGTTTCTTGCGGTCTATCCTTCCGATGACCCACGGGCCGGGTGTGTGTTTGCTCATCATTCGCTCCTGGCTTTGCTGTAAACTGGGCGCACATTGAACGCCGCAAGAGACCCTGAAAGGTCGTGTGATTTCTGCATGTCAGCACACACCTTCTCAGCCTCATCCTTTGTCCTGTAGAAACCGTAACTGCAAATCCCGTTTAAGACCTCCCAGCAGGCTTCCACTTGGGCAGCAGACCGGTCGGTTGGCTCATCACGCGACGTATCCTCATCATAATCGGCAGCGAGTTCTGGGTTGCAAACAGCACAACCGTCGCCGACTGCCCTTTGTCGGAAGTCGCATTTGCATTTTGCTTGCGTGTCTTCACCCACCAGGGCAATGGCTGCCTTGGCTTTAGCGATTACATCTGACTCGTTGTGAACGCTGTCGTGGTTGAATTGCCCAAGCATGTCTTTGAGCGCATCAACCAATTCATCGCGCTGCTGCCAAACAGTAGCACAAAACACGGACACTTCGTGCAAGCGACTTTCTGTTGCTTTTAGCTCAACCAACAATTCATCGCGCTGTTTCAGCAAGTCTGGGGCGGCAGCCATCAACTGGGCATTGGCCAGCTCAGAAGATTTATCGCCCCGGCGCCACATTTCAGCAATCGCGGTTTCACCTGAAAACACTTCAATTGATCCGACCGTTCTGCCTTCAACAACATGCCAAGACTTATTGGTGAAGTTGTTCATGATTTGTCCCATGATTTGTCCCATGATTTGTCCCATGATTTGTCCTCGGTGTTAGCAACGGCGTCCAGCATCACTTGCAAGTGCCGCTGGTTACTTTGGGCTTTTTCTGCGCCCGCGTCCCCTTTTGCTTTGTGCAGGGTCACGTACTCGGCAAAAACAGCAGCGGCATACTGAACTGCCTCAAGAAGCACGTCGCGCTGCTTCAACAAGTCAGGTGCAGCAGCTATCAGGTGACAGTTTGCTGCGGCCTCTCCGATACCGCGTCGTCCCCCGATCCCATGCGGACCTTTGAGGTGTGTGGCGATGGCTACGCGACCACCGTCAATGCCGGTGACAAAATAGGCCTCATCAAAGTGGGCCTTCCACGGACCGGGTGTGTGTTTGCTTGCGCTTTGCACTTTCACCTCAGCCGCTTGGTCTTTTTCACAAGTTGAGTTGGCGCGAGTGGTCTCACCCTCACGAGGGGGATTTTGTGCTGCTGGTTTGGTTGGTTCGCCCTGGATTGGTTCGTTTGACCATGCAGTCACAAGCCGCAGGTCGTCCGCCAACCAAAACCACTCTTCCGCTCCAGGAATCCCAGCCAAAACAATCTCATCGCCGTTTTTATAGCTGTGGACCGAACGAACCAGCAGTGGCTTACCAATCAACTGCTTCATGAGCTCGATGGTGTGCATCGCATAACGCTCCGCACTCACTGGCGTCACTTTGTCACCGACTTTAAATTGAGTCACTTTACTTTCCTCAGTCAAGAATGGGTTGTTGTTCACGAGACTTCAGCACGGGCCTTCAGCACGGGCCTTCAGCATAGCGTCTGCGATACTGTATGCGGTTTGTGCAAGCATACGCTGTACGCTCGGCTTAAGTGGGTTGATCGAGTACGTTCCTGCCTGTGCAGCAATCAACCCACTCATGGCTTGCGCTGCAAAGTAGTCGCGAAGCGTCATGTCTGGCGCGTACTGGTCTGGCGCATCAGGTTTCGTTGCTGTGGTCTGTTCGTCCTGTTTCTGGTCTGGTGATTCAGGCGTCGAGCTGTCAGTCTGTTCGTCTTGGTCCCACTCTAGTACCCAAGCGTCACGTGAAACTGCGGGACCGGTATTGACATTGGCCCAAACTTCTGGTGACAGGCGCAAGTCTTTCGCAAGCCAAGGACGCGCCATCTTGCCAGGCAGCCCAGCAAAGACCACGTCAGTGTCGCTGCAAACAGATTGAACAACGAGAGTCACGTTGGTCACTCGCTTGATTGCTTCGACGTTGTTTTGGTTTGCGTAGCGGTTCGGGTTGACCACAACCACCTTGTCGCCGACCTTAAATTTGTTCACGATTCAATCTCCCGTTTCACTTTCTCAATCTTCTTGCGAATGTTGCCGACGTGTGACAGTTTGTCAACTGTGACATAATCTGACGCAGGGTCACCCGTCAGCGATGAAATCCAATACTCACCGTCGCGATCTTCGCCCTCGCTGTAAACGACCCAAACGTCTCCACGGTATTCAACGAGATCGCCACGACGCAAGGGCTGCGGTTTCTGTGACGCATCAATCTCGTCTTTTGTGGCGTGGCGAACTGACACTTCACCGCTCCAATATTCAACACCGTACTTTGAAACCCATGTTCCTTCAACCGTGAATGGGTAACTGGTGTCTGGCTGCTGGTTGCGAATGACCATGACCCTAAATGGGTTGTCAATTGAGACCACTAGGTCGCCGTCTTTGAATTCGACTGGTTCAACAGTGGCAAGGATTTCATCTTTCGTTGCGTGGCGCAAGTCGTCTTTGTTCCACTTCAACGATCCTGCAAGATCCATGAACGGCCCTGCACAAATGTCTTTGTTGTCGTGGCTGACCCTGAGTACGCGCAAGACCTTGTCTCGCATGGACGACCGGTCTTCCTTGTAGTTCTCACTGTCAATGCGAACTGGAACGACATAGTCGCCCACTTTGAAATCGGTGCGGGTGGGTGACAGGTCGGTCAGCTCCGACTGATTTTCGGGCACAAGTCGCAAGTCTTGCGCATACCAGGTCCATCCATCCATTTCACCGGGAACGTCTGCGCACACAATCTCATTACCATCCCGATCTTTGCTGGTTGAGACAACGACCATGGTCTTGCCCATCAAACGCTCCATGGGTCCAGCATAGTCTTCCCGGTAAACATTCACCGGCGTCACTTTGTCCCCGGGTTTAAATCCACTCATGTTCCTTTCCTCTCACTAAAACGGTTTTGGGTTGCGCTTGCATTCATTCACCTTCAGGGTTTCGTCTGGGCCTTTCGGCGCGTGCGACTGATCTAATTTCACGGTCGCACTTTTCAACTGCACAAAGAATGTCTGAGACTTTCTTTTGAACTTCAGACGGTGTCAGCTTTTCGTGTGGGATAGGCACAGCAAAACCGTAGGCTACGCCGCGGCGCTTTTTTTCAAACTCAAGACTGTCGCCGGTGAATGCCTTTACCTTATATCCTCCGTAGGTGCATCCCGTCGCTCTTGAGCAATCACCACTCACCGATTTCCAGCCGTGTTGTCGTACCATTTCATCGAAAATCAAATTTCGATTTTCATTTCGACCTTCTCTGACGAAGTACACGACTGCTGTGACGGCAGACTCATCGTCTAAACCAAGCAAGAAATCAAACATCCTATCGTCAACTTCAATCGCGTCTAGTCCACACGCGACACACTTTTGATCTACGTCCACGCTGATGGGTTTCTCTTTCCAATGGCCAATGATTTTTCCATACGGTTTGAGAATTTGAAAGCCCTGGGCCATGTGAGTCACTCCGTCATAAGTTTTAAAAAGTGAGTGGGTTTTGAGGCCCACTCCTATCACACTGTCTATCGCGGCGTCTCGCGTTCAAACACAAGGGTCTTCGTGTTCAGGCCAGGAAACGCCCACCTTCTTTCTCACCCGCCTTAGACGCTTTCTCAGCGCCAGCGCGAGCCTTCTGGTCGTCCAGATAAGCCGTGCGCAATGCAAAGGCGTCTGCCAGTGCAAAGTGAGGGTACTTGCTAACCGCGTCAATGCGAGTGACTTCTAAAGTCAAAGGCGGCGTGTCAATTCGACGCCCCGGTCCAGTGATCAGCGCACGACAAAGGTATGCAATGTCATCTGGCCAATCAGCGACAATGTGACATTCGTCAAACTGCATCAGGTAGGCTTGCAATTTGTTTTGAAAGGCCTCAAGTGAGATTTTCATAATCCCGCCAATCTTGGGGATGACGTTTTCAGCCACCCACGCGGTCGGATTCTCGCAGCCAAGCCACTCATAAAAAACTGGGCTTGAGTCAGCGGGGACAAGGGCCATGCTGATCAGCTCGCCGTTGAAACCGTTGAACTCACAATCAATGAATATTTTCACCGTTTATCCTCCTGGACTTTCATTGGGCACACTTCTTCAAACTCAGGTGGCGCTATCGTCCACTGGTATTCGCTTCCTGGCTCACGGCGGAGACAGTCACGGCATTCTGGGTGATGGGTGCCGGCACACCGGGCACAGTCGTAAGGCAAGCGTGGCGCGACCTCGTAAGGCAAGCTCATGGTTAATCCTCCATCCGCTTCATGATCACCACTGGCTCACCGCCAGTGTATTCAATGGTGGCCATCACGTGGACCAAGTCACGCCAGCCGCAGCCGCAGCTCTTGCTGAGAACTCCACCACTCGGCATTGGCTATAGCCGCCTTTCCGTGTCATTTCATTGGTGTCATCCCGAAAGCTCGGACTGAAGGCGCTGGCCCAGCCTGCCTCTTTGTCGTCGTCGATGACAGCTGGGGCTTCTGGCGCTCCAGCGAAAAGCAGCACAGCGTCAGATGTGACCCATCCACTACCACTGCGTACCTCTTGTCGTGCAATTCGCCATGCTGGTGCTGTATCGCGTACGCTTTCTTGCATAGGGACACCTGCTTCCCACAGATCGGCCATCAGGTGAATGATTTTCTCTTCCATGTGGTGCATGTCTGTCACTCCTTGCTGGTGTTGATTTTGCCATGGTTTTTCGGAGCCGCTGTGTCAGGCTGTGGCGGGCCCTCCACTGTGCTTACAATCGGCAGCGGCTCAGAACCGTGCTGAACCGGCTCATCAAAATGCAGGCAGGACGGGTCACCCTCAAGCTTGCGATCCCACGCCAAGCGGTGACGGGCCACTTGGTAGATGTCCCAGCTGCCGTTATCGATAATCACTCGGTAATAGTCTTGGCTTTTATACGGTCCGAGTGCCCGCAGCATCGCACCACGCGCTTCCCAGTAATCCGCGTGGCTGATGGGCGCATATCTCAGAACTTCCTCCACTTGTCCCCCAGCAATGCGCGACAGCAGTTCAGTGGCGTCACGGATGATCTCAAGTTGCTGTGCAGTCACGGTCAAAGTGTAAGTGGTCATGGTTGTGACTCCAGGTCAGATGACTTTTCATAGTGAACTTGATTCCACTCGATTGATCGCTTGCGCCAGTGGGTTTCGATGGCTTGCGTGAAATCGGAGCGAACCAATTTGGCGCGAGCTTCACACCAATCTGGTGATTCACGACGAATGACGACACCTTCAAGAGACCCAGCACGGTAGCGACTTGGGGTTTTGCCCACGAGATGCTTCAGCTTGCCAACGGTCGGTTTTTCGAACAACACTCGGGGCACGGTTATCAGACCCGCGCTACTTGCAAGCGCATTGCGGCGAGTGGTACTGAAGAAACGACCTTCCGTGCGATCATACACGTCGAAAAGCAGAAACCAATCTGGCAATGCGATATAGTCCAGCGAATGCCGTGCCGCGCACCACTCACCGAACAAAATCAGATTGGGTGTGAGAACGCGATGCAAGCCTTCACTGTGCTGCCCGAGCCATGCCGTCAAGCGAGTGAATTGACCGCTGTAGGGTTCAGACAAGTATTGTCCTCGGTTTTGCGCACACAAACTGCCGTCTGGGGCAAGCGACAGTCCCACGTTCGCGCCGTCCATTTTTTCCTCAAAGACGACGTCACCTGACAGAAGTTCCGCTGCTTCTTTGGGCGACAGAACTTTGTCGTCGCGCGGCGAACCTTCACCCAGCCAAGCGAGGTGCGGTGTGTGAGGGAAGCGGAAGAAGTCGTTCATAGTTCACCTGTTGGTTTGTTGTGGTGGTTTGCTTGAATCATTTCGCAGCAGTTTTCAATCTCACTTTCGGCGGGGCTTTTGGACGCTGCAATCGCCGCCCTGGCGTTATCCAGCGCCCGCTGGTATGCAACACGGCCACCCACAACCCCATCAGCTGCCTTTGGGTAAACCGGTACCCAGCGAATCAGCTCGCGCATAGTGTCCAGCAGCTCGTCACGTTGCCGTTCTGATGAGTTCAGTTTCGCCAACATCCTCTCACGTTGCCGCCACAGGACACCAAGATCATAATGTTCCGGGTAGAAACAGCCATCGCAGACATGAACATGCGCCTCGTCAATCGTGGCGTGGTGCGGGTTGTCGCCTGCATCACTGTTGCAAATATCGCATTTGAGAATGTCGTTCATGCTTCACCCGTTGGTTTAAGTTCAGCACGCTTAGGCGCCGGGCCGGATGTGGCACGCTGAAGCGTCAGTCTCGCTGCCGCGCAAACAATGGCACGGCACGTCGCGGCGACAGGATCGTCCTTGTAAGGTACGGCACTGTAGAAGGTGTCGCCCAGGTACACGGAGCAAACTCCACTCGCTTTGTTTTGAATCACCGAGAAGCCGATCTTTATGGCCAACCGCATCGCGTCTGCGATATCTGTCAGAGGGTTGATGCAGACCTCAAACAGTGGGTCGTAGTGACCCGTCACCTTGCGGCCGTCACGATATTCGTTCTCAACGTACTCAAAGTGGCTATACTCGCCAGCCTTCGCGGCCAGCTTCAGCAACCTGCGGCCATTCTGCGTTTTCATTGTTCACCTCCAGCGGCAATGGCAATTTTGGCAGCGGCACGGACGATTGCGAGTCGAGTGGCGGCGCAAGGGTCGTCGCCGTGCGCCGCGATGCACATAACGTCACCAAACGGGAGACTGATTCTAGTGAACGCGCCGTGCGTGTCTACGATGAATCCAAGCTTCACCGCCAGACGCAACGCATCACCGTCATCGTCGAGTGGGTCCCATCCGCGGCCACCCATCCTGAAGCCGGACTTCTTAGTGGACTTAAGGCATCCGAACTTATCGACTCGACCTACTGCCCATTCACGCCAATCCACAGCAACCCCACCCGCCTTGGCAGCAAGTTCCAACAGTCCACGCTTAGTTTGAGCGTTCATACTGAACCTCCAGCGGATTTGGCGATATCAGCAGCAGCACGGACGATGGCACGACGGACGCTTGGGGCGCGGTCCTCTTGAAATGACACAAGCGCCGTAAAACAGTATCCGTTGGCGTTTGTGTGTCGATACGCGGCCACGCGGCCATCTGAACGCCACTCAACATCAATGCCCAGCTTCGCTGCCAGACGCAGCGCATCACCGTCATCGACAAGGGGGTTCCAGACCCCGTTTTCTCCCTCAACGATCAGGCCCCACGACGGGCCGTTCCAGTAAAAATCGTCGTAATACTCAACATAACCGAGTACCACGATTTCAGCTGCCTTCGCAGCCAATTCAAGGTTTTCACGATTTTCGGCGTTAATCATACTGAACTCCCAGCATCGTTAGTGGCGATGGCAATTTCGGCAGCAGCGCGAACGATCGCGAGTCGCACTGCGGCGAATGGACTCTCGTCGTTGATTTGCTCAGAAACTGACGTGAGGCCTTTGCCGGGGATCTGAAATTGGCAGACGCATTTGCCATCAGCATAGACGATTTCAATTCGCAGTTTCACAGCAAGACGCAACGCATCGCTGTCGTGGTCGATGGGGTTCCACGTCCAGGTGCGGAACGGATTGTCACTGCCCACGTCAAGCCCGAAGCGCCCGTCGTATTCCGGCACCGGCTTGATGTAGGGCAGCCCAAGGGCATTCACGGCCAGCTCGAGCAGCTCGCGCTTGGTTTGGGTGTTCATACCGAACCTCCGGCATCGTTAGTGGTCATTGCTTTAGCTTTCTCGGTGGCGATTTTCGCGGCGGCACGGACGATTGCCCGGCGAGTGGCAGCACAAGGGTCGTCGCCGATTTGTTCAGCAACTGCCATGAGACCTTTGGTGTTGGTCCAGAATCGGCACACGCATTTGTGTTCCTCGTTGTAGGTGATTTCGATTCGCAGTTTCACTGCAAGGCTGAATGCGTCGGCGTTGTCGTCGAGTGGGTTCCAGGCAATCATCTCACCGTTAAGGCGATAACAGAATGCGCCATTTTTCCCAGCATTAGCGCACCATGCCCAGGAATCATTCGGCATCCATCCTGAAGCAGTCGCGGCGAGTTCGAGCAATCGCCGGTTATTTTGAGAACCTTCGGCGGCGCTGATTGCCTTTCGCGCAAGCGTGTTGATATAACCACCATCGGGCGTCGCAGATTTGATTTGGTTCATCGTAACAAGCAGGTCGATCTGCTGTTTTTTCAGCTCGTCGATTTCGCGCTGGGCGCTAACACTGTTAGCAAACAAGTCTGCACCCTCAATCTCATCGGTGCTGAAACCTTCGCAAGCGTTGACGCAAGCGACGACGTGGCGAGTGTTAGCTTGCGACTCTTCAGTGGTGTAGTCGTCGAATGCAAATCTATCAACGGAAACTTGACGACCCTTTGAGTCAAAGACTTGATCGTATTCATTTCTGACCCAAGGGCCTTTAGTGTGATTGTTCATGATACACTCCTGACTTTAGCAATGACGTCATGGGCGATGCGCATTGTGTCTGCTTGCGCTTCCACGTTGGTGCCAAGAAAAGCATTGCGCAACCCATGCAGCGCATCAAACAGTTCATCTCGCTGCTCTTCCAGGGCAGCATATTGGCTTGCCGCTTTGGACAACATTTCACTATAAGCGTTCACCTTGTGTGACAAACGAACCACTTCCCATTCAGTGAACAGGCTCATTTTGCACACTCCACTTTTTTCTTGGCCCGCTTCAACTGTTTTCGAATGCTGCCGACATAGACCAGTTCATCAATGTACACGTAGACGAGATCCGTGCGGTCTTTGCTAACGAGAGGGAAAACCAAGCGCCCTCCGTACTTGCTGGTATCCGCATCAAACACCACACAGACGTCACCGCGGTATTCAACCAGATCGCCGCGGCGCAGCGGTTTTGGCTTGGGCACTGTCGCGATTTCATCATCCGTGGCCAAGCGCAAATCGTCGGCGTGCCAAAGCCATTTTTCGCTTTTTGGTTCAGGTTTCCCAGCCGGAAAAAGAACCCCACGGTACCCAGTGTACCCATAAGGGATTCGCAGGACTGTCCCAACCAGTGTTCTCATCTCAGGCGCGTACTCACCGCGATTTGCGCGAATGGGTACGACATAGTCGCCTGACTTAAATTCAACCATTTCATGACCCCTTTCAAGAAACTGAACACCCTTGACGATTTCAGTGTCGGTGTGTGCAGCTGATGAAATTATGGTACACAATACAGCGATTTGCTGCAAGCGATTTTTTAAATAATTTGTCTTTTGGGGTTCGTGTAGCCGCTAAACGCTTGCAGACAATCTATCTGAATGGGTTTAGGGTTTAGAGTGGCGCGAGATCGCACGATCAGCGCCATTTAGGCGGTGCTAGCAGTTTTCAGCCACTTACCTACCACTCGGCGACAAAAACGCGATCTCGCGCGCGAGATTGCCATATCGCTCAAGTGATGGCTCAAGCGATGGCGAAGTTGGCGAGTGGTTTGGGCTACGTTGCTGGCGCTTCACTTGCTAGCGTTTCACAAAAGTTGAGAAACTCGTCAAAGCCAGCTGCCGTGCCTAAGTTGAAGATGCGAATGCCTCTACTTTTCGCCAAGCGGATTGCCAACCCCGTTCCACCCACCGCTTGTCCGCCTCGGGTCCAGCACACGACAAAGTCACACGGCGCGTCTAAGTCCTTGCCGAGAATCTGCTGGGTGTTCCTGGCGTGTAGACACTTGGCGCTGTGCGAACATCTGTGCCAAGCAGGATGGGCGTTTTCTGCTAGCGCGAAGTGATCTTCTGTCAACGCTGAAAAGGTGTTGACGTTGTTGACCTTCCTGCCGTTGTAGTGATCCCACGGCAGATAGATCTCTTTTCGTGTGGCGCCCCTTTCAAATGCACTGTCTGCCCCAGTGGCGCCGCCGCTCCTCAAAGTGTAACCGAGCGTGGATAAGAATTCAGCGATGGCTGTCATCTTATCAAGAACGTCGTCTGGGGTTTCGCGGGAACCAATTCCCGCGTAGGTTTTAGTCGTGACCATGACCTTAGACTTGCTTCAGGCGAGCGGTGAGAACTGTCACCGATACGGCAGTACCTTCAAACTCATCTGCGATCGGATCAGACCAGCTGTACGTCCACTCATCGCCCAGGATTTGCTTGCCCATTGCACTAGAGGGCAGCACCGCCACGAGACGCCCATTCTTCGCCAACATCGTGGACGCTCGCTTGACGTGGGCTTGCCAGCGACCTTGGCTGAAGGGCGGGTTCATGACGATGGCATCAAACTGCTGCTGTGTTTCCCACTTCATGAAATCGCTGTGGTGAACAATACCCAAGTTCTTCTGTTCAAGGATCTTGCACCGCAGCGACGACAGTTCAACCAAGGTCCACTCACCAAACGGCACACAAGCCTCAACCAGCGCACCCATTCCAGCGGACGGCTCCAGACACTGTTCACCCGGCTGCACGTTTGCGGCATCAGCAACCATGGCGGCCACGCTTTCAGGTGTCGGGTAATACTGATGCGATACGCTGTCGGGTATTGCACGCGTCATCAGAATTTCACGCATGACTGAACCGACGGCGTAGTCAAAGTCCCACCCACCGTTCCTGGGTACGCCGCCCAGCATCTCCAGAATTTGAACGGCCCGTGCTTTGACGTGTTTGTCGGTGTCGTGCCACCCAAACCGCACGTCCAGTCGGTTCGTGTCTGACAGGCGCATGTTCTCAAGCAGCGTCAGAACTTCAGGCGGCAGCATCTCAATCAGTGCCGCCCATTCCTTCGACGGCTTAGCCGGTTTGGTGCGTGAGGCGGGCGCAAGGGCAGTCGGGTACAGTGTTGCTAACACGCGGTTCATCTGCCACGCCAAGTCTGGGTGAACTTCCAGGTGCAGGTTTCCGTTCTTGAAGAGTTTGATCTTCAGCATATTGCCGTGAACGTACTGCCACTCGCCGTAGCAGGATTTCAAGCGATCAATCATGCCGCTTGCGTCAAAGCGATCAAACATCCGACCGCGCATCAGCGCATAGATCACAACCAGAAGGTCGCTGATGACGTTCGCTTTGCGGTAATCGACGCTGCCCCACTCGCCCACGACACGCGCCATGATCATGCGCTTGTAGAAACCCTGCGGCTGGTTCGTGACGTGCTCACCCGACAGCGCACGAAACACGCCGTCCACACGTTCGGCAAAGAACTTCTCGCGACAAGCAAACAAGTCGTCAATCGTTGCGCGTACCGTTTCTTCGGTGAAGGGCGGGCAACGGTGTTTGGTCAGCGTGTCGTTCCATTCGTTCAAACGGTTCGCCGGCATGATCTTCAGCAGGCCGGTTTCATTCAGCGCACGGTTCCACGATTCGGTGTTCAAAATCGACACAGCAGCATCAGCGTCCCACGAAACATAGACCGTGGCGTGGCGCTGTTCTTTGTTAGCAGCCTCAAAAAAATAACGGTCCGTGCCGTCATTTGCTGCGGTAGCCATGTGGTGTGCCAGTGCCCTGATTTTAGCTTCGCGGGCGCGATGCTGGGCGATCAAACCATCAATGAAGTCGGCAGTTGCGGGGGCGAAAAAGTTCACGAATAAGTCCCGTTCCATCAAAAGAATTTTAGGTGCCGGTCTTTCCCGACTGTCATGCTTGACCCACCACTCTCGATGCGTCCACCGAGCGATATCTGTTTGCCGTCGCAAGCGGCTCAGATCGCGATTTGCAGCCGGTTGGCCTTCGCCGGTTGGCCGGTCCTGTGCGGTGCGTCTGGTGTTGTTTTATAGTATGGCAAGCCGCGATTTGCTGCAAGCTATTTTGTGAATAATTTTATTGATCGTTTGTGATGTGGTGGTGTCGGACGAGCGTTCTATGACTCATCCTCTCCCTCATCCTCTCCCTCATCCATCCACTCAATGACATCAGTGTCGGTCAATTCAAGTTGCGCATCACACGCCATGAACCACATGGCGAGTTCGGTTGGGTGCTGCGATTCATCGAAACGAAAACCTTTTTGTTCTTCGTAACCAAGGCGCAGGTAAAATTGTCGAGCCAGCTCGTTCGTCTGTTCGACGACAAATTTCAAAGATCGAGCCATTTCTCACGACCTCAACCAGAGTGACTTTCGTTGAAAGCGATGGACGTGACAAAATCAGCGACCCAGCGGTAAGTGGCGCTTAATCTGACTGAAGTCACGGTGTCACTGTCCTCGGCTTGTGCCTCGCAAACAATGCTTTCATCGTCTTCTAGCAAAGGGTCCCCGAAACGGTCCTGGTACATGCGAGCATATCGCTCAACCGCATCAGAAACGTCGGTTGCCAACACTTCCATGCCGTCTTCTTTGGCGATACCCACTTCGCTTGACCAAACCGTGTATATCTTTTTCATGTGATCCTCTCGCGTTCTGTTAGCAGTTAGCGGCAGCGTATGCAAGCGTTTAGCGGCAGCCTTTACAGCCGCTTTTCATACGACGTACCCGAGCGACGCCCGCGCGAACATGTTGCTTGGCATCGCGATTCATGGGCACGGCTTCTGTTGCGAATGCCTTGATATACGCTCGGCTGAATGGGATACACTCAGCAAGCGCATCCAGGTGGTGTGGGCACTCGTTCAAAAACTCGAGCAGTTCCTTTGGTTCCATAGTCACTCCCGTGATCGCTCCCATGATTGTTCCCATGATTGCTTCCTTGCTTTGCTTCGTTTGATTAATTTACGGCAGCACAGCGGCGTGGCGACGCTTCGCTGATCTTTTTGTTGACCATGCGACGCTTTTCCGCTGCCCGACCCAAGTCGTTGCGACGCAGTTCACCCAAGCGACGCCAAACGTCCTGACACCACGACGCGTCAAGGTCCCACTCGTTGCTGCTCATGGCGTCGACAATGGTGTTGTCGCCCTTGCGCAAGACATACGCGGCACGGTTTTCATGCCACAGCATGTCGTCGGGTCCATCAGTCAGGTACTCAACGACAGTCAAAGCGAACGGATCTTCGATGCCGGCGTCGCGCAACGTATGGTACAGGTCCTGGACACGCGACCGGCGGCCCCAGTAAAAGGCAATGCACTGCCCAGTGTCGTTTTTGTAGACGCCGTGGACATTGAGGCCGCTGGTGCAGTAGAAGGTGCCATGACTAGACACTGTGTAACCGCAACGGATGGTGTCGTCGTACAGCCAGGAAACCTCACGGCGATCTGCAATTGCGAGCACAGGACCAGGAGCACCCTCGGGGATTTCAAGGCTACGCGCCCCCGCAGGTGTGTCGTAGTAGTCACCCACACGATCGGCCGCCATTTGTTTGCAAACTGCATCATAGGTCTGCTGGGTGATGTTCAGAGTGACGTACATGGTTCATTCTCCTTTGGGTACAGATGAGCTGAGTTGCGATTCGCTTGCGCGTTCGCACACTTCGACGAAATAAAGGATGTCCGCGATCTTCGCGTGGACTTCAGAATAGGTCAAGTGTTCGTGTGGAACAAAGAGTTTGAATACGTAGACGGTGCCGTCGGACATTTCCTTTTCAAAGAACCAGTTGTGGCCGACAAGACTCATTGACTTGATGCCGTTGTAGGTCCACGCATCGTTCACCATTTCCCACCCATGGCAGCGAACGAGCTCATCGGCAATCCGCGTTCTGTTTTCCCACCGGCAACGCCAGGCATGGTGTACGATAAAGCTGATAGCTGATTGCTCATCACATGCAAACAGATACTTGATCACATTGACATCAACGTCAACGGCATCACGACCGTGAGCGACGCGCTTTTTGCGTACGCTGATGGTGACAGGCTTGTCGTTCCAGTAGCCGATGACTTGCTTGTAGGGTCTGCGAATCCGAACGCCGCGATGTGACATGACATAAACCTTTCTAAGTGAAACTTTTGAGTGAGCGTCATCGCTTCGTGCTTTGCGATGACGCTTCGTGAACCTTACTCGTTGCCGTAGATGAGTTCGTGTGCTGTGGGTCAGTTGTGACCGACCCACCTGAAATCGTCCGAGGTGAATTTCAGCGCCTGAGCGATGAGGACGTTCAGGTTCGGCTTTTCTTTCTGGTACAGTTCGCGAGCGATCTGCTTGTACCCGTCGAACAGCAGGTACATTTCAACCGACGGCTTAATTTCTTCGCCATCAATCTTGAAATTGATGCTGACCGAGATGCCGTCGGCGTCTGGCGAAAAGCGGTTGGCGATGACCCGTGCCCGGAACTCGCGAGCGTTGATTTTTTCGAATTTGCAGGAGAGAATGTTCATGATGTAAGCCCTTAAACAGTGATGAATTCGTCAGCGAGGTCTTTTTCGTTCAGACCGCCCAGGCCGCTGTAGAACATGTGAACTTCGCCGTTCGTGGTGAACCGTTTGAAGAAAACGATGGTCTGTTCGATGTTGACTTGCATATCGCGCAGGTCGTTGACGATGGTCAGCATCTCAGGTGGGTTTGATCTGATAGTGCTTTGTACGCTCAGGGCGACAGTTTCAACGCGCATCATGATGGATTGCTCCGGTGTAGTATGGAACGGAACGCTGTGTCCGTGAAATAATATTACAGCGATTTGCGGTAAAGCAGCAACCCACCTTGTGTAACAGTTTGTAATTTTTTACGACTCTGTGAAGTCGATCCCCGCGTCACGAATCGCTTCAATGAACACGAACCAATCGCCCATAGTGAAAGCAATCACCAGCGGGCTCGTGTGTGCGCCGCGTTCAATGACAAGATAGACCCCCGTGAGCGAATGGGCTGTGTGATAGCTGTGTACGCGCATGAGCGGCAGCACGCGCGTGATAATAGCTTTGATGTGTTCGCCAGGCTCGTTACGGGTTTCCATTGTGACCTACCTTGTGTGGCTGCTGTGTGGCTGCTGTGCTGTGCTGTGCTGTGTGGCTGCTGATCTACTTACTTGTCAAAAAATTTAAAAAATCGCTTGCAAAAAACGCAACAGGTCCGCAAAATGCGGGCATCAGGTGCTTGTCACTTGACCTACAATCCTTCTGAGGTTCGACGCATGTCTACACTCGCCACGTTCGAAACGAACGCCACGAACGACAAGTTCGCCAGCTATGCCCTCCGCGACTACCAGATTGACGCTGTCAACAAAACCGTAGACGCCTTCAACACGGACAAACTCGCACGGGTACTGATCACCCAGCCCACCGGCAGCGGAAAGACGCTTACAGTGGCGGCTGTGCTGAACGACCAGCGCATCATTGACACTCTGAAGCGCGACGCCACACGCCCATTTCGCGTGGTGTTTCGCTGCCACATGAAACGTCTTGCCACGCAAGCTAAACGCTTGTTTGAACAGGAACCGCGTTTCGTGAGTGTTGAGAAGTTCGGCGAGCACAGTGACCCATCGCTCATCGAAGTCGTCTACGTGTCGCTGTCTAAGAAAATCACCGACGAATTTGATCTGATGGTCATTGACGAGGCGCACCACGAAGCCTGTAGCGGCAGCCAGTCGGCTTACACGACCATGGGCTTCTATCCGATGGTGGGCATCACGGCCACACCCGAGCGTTCTGACAAACTGCTGATCAAGTTCAATCACGTGATCAGTGGGTTGACCCGCCGCGATGCTGTGCAAAGGCAGTTCATCTGTGACGCGGACATCAACACAATCGTCGACACCAGCGGCAAACTGGACAAGGTGCCGCTCATGCGTGAAATCGTGGACAATTTTGTTGGCGAGATGCGCCAGACCATCGTGTTCATGCGCACGCTGGACGAATGCGTTCAGGTCGCGGACTACCTGTGTCAAAAAGGGTACCAAGCCGTGGCAGTCACCGGTGACTACGAAGGCGCGTGCCTTGATAAACTGCTGGACGACTTCAGCGACGGCGCAGTACAGTTTTTGGTGAGCTCGCGTAAACTGGGTGAAGGTATCGACTGTGCCAATGTTAGCGATGTGATAATCGCGAAACGGGTAGGCAGCTACACGGACCTGAACCAGCATATCGGTCGCGCGTCGCGTCCTGATAACAGCGATTGCCGCGTGTGGGAACTCATCGACCCGCTGTCTGGCAACAACCTTGATTCAACCCAGGTGGTGGGGCGGCCAAAGTCGCATCGCTTGATCTATAAACGTGCCGGAGAGTGGCACACGATACAAAAAACCTTACCGCAAGTTGCGTAGTTCAAAGAGTCGTGTATAATGTGGTTAAGCGGGTGCGCTTGCACTCGCCCTTATAAAACTTTTGTGAGGCGTTCATGAAACTGCACACTCAGCACCACACCCCCTTCAACCCAGACCACTTGATCCTTCGTGAAGTTCACCTTCACAAGGCATCGCAGTCAGATGGCGGAATGCTCACCATTCGCGATGAAAACGGTAAGCGCACTCGCATTCGCGTCAAAAAGATCCCCGCTCCCACCATCTGGTACGACAACCCGCAGCCGACCTTGATTGTCGAATACAACGGCACCCCGCTGTGCTATAGCGGCGTCGGTGAAGATGTACAGTTTCAAAAAGAAACCTTCATTCGCTTGAAGGCTGAGATGGTCGAGGCACTCAATGCCTCAGATGATTGCTGGTTCATACACGATAGCATGATGTACAAGTTCAGGGACGGTGTGGCGCACAGCAGCGGGCTCGGGCTGGGTTTTTCTGCCGTTGAATTTGATGTGACAAGTGTTAACAATCTGATCATGGGCATTTCGCCGCTCAAGAACTTGTTCACCAAAGTGGGCATCTCATTCAAGAACGTGGTGACTCCGCCGCTGTGGTCAAACTTGAATGAGTCGATCGGTCGGCGGGCGAACTCGTTTGCTGAACTGAACGACAACACACGATGCAACATGAACTCGCTTCTTATGCTGTGCGATTGCGTCGCGCGGAACCTCGGAAGTGAGCGCGTTGAGCAGTTCAACCTCGTCGACTACATGATCGAGTTTGACACTGTGAACCTCACAAGCCTGCCCAAGGCAACCAAAGAGTCGGCACTGACAAGCCTTACGATCAGCCATTATATCGCCTACTGCCTTGGGTTGTTCCACAAGCACAACATCAAGCAAGCCATATCGCTGATTGCCTACGCGATGTCGTATGGGCTGCTGCGTCAGAACATGTACGATGAAAAAAACATCTACAAGTGACATCCTCCCCTCACTTTGGTGAGGGAATTCCTCCAGCGAGACGCTCATGCCCGAGCGCGAGAATGTTCTTGGCGGCATTGATGTCGCGGTCGTGCAGTGTACCGCACTGCACACAAGTCCATTCTCTTATTCCAAGGCCTGCCCTACCTTTCGGACTGTCTTGGCGTGAGCCGCAACACGAGCAAGTTTGGGTGGTATACGCTTCGTTGACTTCTTCAAACCATACTCCTGCCTGCTGGCATTTGTACTTGAGCATGGTTCTAAACGCCGACCAGCCTGCATCCAATACTGACTTGGCCAGTTTGGTTTGTGCTAAGCCTTTGGCGTTCACATTGCCAACGAAGATGGCCGCATGGTCTTTAACCAGTGCGGCGCTAAGTTTATGATGGAAATCGCGGCGGGTGTTTTTAATCTTGGCGTGGATCGCCTTGACCCGTTGCTTTTTGTGGGCACGTTGTGCCGTGGCCAGTTTGGGTTCAAATTTTCGGTAGATGCGCTGCGCTTCGATCTTTTGGCCATTAGACAGCGTGACAAAGTCTTTGAGCCCAAGGTCGATGCCGATGGCAGTGGTCGACGCCGCTTTTTTTGATTCGTCTTTAGGTACGTCTACCACCAAACATACATACCAGCGGCCGCGGCTGTCTTCAACAAAACAGCCCGTTTTAACCATGCCTTTGTACTGATCTAAGCCATAGCTGTCCCACAAGCTAAACCATTGGCCCAGGTACCTAACTTGACCATGTTGACATTTGATTGCCGAAGCTTTAAACGGTATCCAGCCCAGTGATCTCTTAGAGGAATTGGGATTGCTGACCCGCCATTTAAGTTTGGCTTTTTTGAACTGTTTGCGGCGCGTGACCAGTTCTTCGCTGATGGCTTGAATAGTGTGACTGTGCAGGTTTAGCCCTGCTTTGGTGGCACCCGCAGTGTATTTTTGAACATCAAAGGCCGAAAAGAATTGGCCCGTGCGTTGAAGGTGTTTAAAGCACAGGTCATTGACGTAGTTCCATACCAAATTGACTTCGCAAGCAAGTCGGGTGAGTAGCTTGGCGTGTTTATCTTTGAGACGGAACTTGAGGGTTTTCATAGGTCGCATTATGCTTTGTTCTATGGGATGATGTCAATGACATTGAGCAACCTTGGTGAAACTGACTGCCCTCGCCTATACCCTCAAAGTCTAGTTCGAGGCTTTACGCTCGCATGGGTAAAAACGCTAGCACACTACCGCAAATTGCTGTAAAGTACGCTGTGAGGGCTACAACAAAAGGCCCTCACTTTCATCCTTCGTCACGTGAGACACTGTTATGAAATTCACTGGTAAACAGACGCTCGTTCGCCACGCCACCGACGTCGACGTTTCGGTTCAGGGCAACGACATCATCCTTCGCGCTAACGAATACAGTGCGAAGCTCAGTTCACGTCACGCCATTGCACGCGCCGTTAAGGCCACCAGCCCGCAAGTGGTGGTTGACAATCTGCGCGGCGGCCACTTTGTCTTTGAAGGCAACAAACTCCTGGACCACCGCCCGCCGTCCTACACCGGTTTCATGCACAGCGATGATGCCATCGCTTACCTGAACGACAGCGTCGGCAATTTTTCACTGAAGTCGCAGTTCGACATCGCGAAATACGGCGACGGCGGCAAGTTTGATTTTGAGGTTGGGTACACGTTCAGCCCCTTCAACCCGAACGTGCAAAGTAACGTCCAGCTCATGCGTCTCATTTGCGAGAACGGAATGGTCGGTCGCAGCGAGTTTTTCGTGCGCCAAATCCCGGTGATCAACCACCACCACCGCCACATGGAAATCGCCGGCGAGATGTTGGCAAAAGAAGCAAGCGAAAAAATCATCCTGTCGCTTGAAAAAAGCGAGTACACGATGGCGTCGGTTGCTGAGGTCATGAACGCTCACACGCATGTGAAAGAACGCCTGAACGAAGCGCCGCTGCATCAGAAAGAACGCCTGGAGCGTATGCTTCAGGGCACCGACGCCATCAACTTCAGCGACCGTTACACTACAATGGCGCTGAACACTGCTGCCATTCGTGAGCAGATCCCATCGCACCTGAACCGCTTCACGCTTTACAACCTGTTGACCGAGCTGCGTTCACACACGAGCGAAACCGATCGCAGCACGAACAACCGCCTTGACATGATGGCAAGCGACCTTCTGCTGAACGAAAGCAAAATCAAAGAACGGCAGCAAATCATCATGCCGCCCACCTTCGTCAGTCCTGAAGAAGCTTTTGTCTTTGCCTGACAAGTGCTTTGAAAGAGACCGCCTCTAGTGGGCGGTTTTTTTACGGCTTGTGATACGGCTCGTGATGTTGCTAGCTTTAATATCGCTATCGGCAACACACGGGACACTGTCAGGGGAGTATCGCGATGTCATACAACGTAAAAGACGGTCGGGCAGTGGTGAACGAAGATCAGAAATCGTACCACGAAGCACGCGAGCGGCTGGCAGCGAAGCAGATGGCCATGCGTCGACAAATCAATCTTGAAATGCAAGTCCAAGATCTTACTCAAAAATTAAATAAAATCGAAACCTTACTTCAGCAATTGTCAGGTAAATTATGAAAGCCGTGATGAGTCACATTGAAAAAATCAAGTACGATATGGCCGAACTCTCAAAGCAAGACAGTGTCAAGAGACAATCACTGAACCGGCTGTGTCAAATCATCGACGATGTCAAAGTGCAGATGGGCACGAGCGATTGGCACACTGCCCCACAAGCCACAGCACACGGGTACAAAAAACATGAGTGAACTTCGCGGGCAGCAAGACATCGACAACCGAAATGAGTTCAAGGCCTACTGTATGCGGCAATTAGGTCACCCGGTAATCACCGTCAACGTGAGTGATGAACAGGTCGACGATCGAATTGACGATGCACTTCAACTCTTTTTCCAGTATCACATTGAGGGCACCGAAGAACAGTACCGCGCACACAAGATCACGCAAGAGGACATTGACCGCGGTCATCTAATTGTAAGCGACGACGTCTATACCGTGACGAATCTCGTAGACAGTCAATCGCTGTCGAGCCTGAGTTTGAACAACCTGCAAATCCAGTGGATGTTGACCGACATCATTCAGAATGTGTTCGCGGGCGGCCTATCGAACTATGTGCTAACAAAGTCCTACCTCTCAACCTTGAATGAACTCCTGGGCAGCCAAGTGCGGATCAAGCACAATTTCTACAAAAAGACCCTGAAGCTCACCTTAGACCTCGCCACACGAAAAGACCAGTTCATCATCTACAAGTGTTACACGATGAACGACACCCAGCAAGTTTACAACAACAATTGGCTGAAGCAGTACGCCACGGCGCTGATACGAAAACAGTGGGGCAACAACCTGATCAAGATGGAGGGCGTTGCGCTGCCGGGCGGCGGAACACTAAACGGCGGGCGAATCCTAGATCAAGCGACACAGGAAATTGAGCAGCTTGAGACTAAACTGTGGGAGCAGTACACTTACCCGGTCATGGCTTTCATGGGGTAAACCACGAGCTAAACGCTGGACGCTTCGCTTGAGCTGACGCATAAGCTAGCACAGAACGCTCGCCGCATAAGTAAAATGAAAAGGTGCCACGGAAAGGCATTGTCGCCCACTCGCAAAACAACAAGAAAAGCGGTGGGCTTTTTTAGTGGCGATCATTTGCGTTCTAAGGCGCGTCAAGCCACTTCAGGTACCCTTGCACCACCGAGCCGTTAAAAAAGCCACTATCGCGCGAATAAGTGGCTTTGCGGGGCGGTCACGAAACACTCAACGGCGCGAGTGACTCACTTTAACAGCTTGTGGCGTTTCTGAAGTGCGTGGGACTGAAGTGCGTGGGTGTGGTGCCAGTGTATCGTCTCGCAGTCCTTGAACTCGTCGTTCACGCGACGTGTCTGTCGACGCTTCTTCTTGAATTCGTTTGCGTGGCTGTGGTCGGCGTCGTATTTGTAGGATTTACTCATCACAAAATCACTCGTTCAATGGTGTGGTACACGAAAGTCACGTCTGCTTGCAAGACTTCAGCTTCACTGACTGCTGTGCTGAAGTTCAGGGCAGTGATAGACGTTGGGTAGGCTGTGCCAAACTTCACCGTTTGGGTCATCACCTTGTTTGAATTGTGGATCTCAAGAATCATGTCGTCAAAACAGTCTTTCATCCGTTCAAAGTTCTTAGCGTATCGCGCGGCCCCGCTGATCCAGTCGCGCAAGAACCAGTAGTTTTCGTGATTTTCGTCCACCAGGAACGTGATGTTGATTTCGTCACGCTGCACGACGTCGTCTGGCACGAAAATCAGATTGTCTTTGTAGGGCAGGGGAATGGTGCTGATTGAAATGCCTGGAAAGTTGACACCTAGAATGGTATAGGTGAACTGGGTCGCGTTCTTGAAGTTCATCACGCCAGACGTTCCCAGGGCGTGGTTAAAGATGGACGTGTCCCGCTGTTGGTGTTGCATCACAAGTGACTCAAGTTTGCTTGTGTGTAATTTAGTCGCGCTTCGCGTGTTGCTGTGCTGCTGCTGTGCTTGGGCTTCGCTTGACGTCTTGAAGCCGTAAAAAAACTGGGCACGAGGCCCAGTGGTTAATCAAATACATATCCTTCACGCTTTGTGATGTTTTTAAATGTGACGTCACTGATTCCAAGTGACTGTGCAGCGGCACGGATGGACTTGTGTGTTTCTAGTGCGTTCGCCATTTGGGCGTGGGTGAATGTCACTCGTCGTTTGCTTATTGCACCTTGGCGTGATGGGCGCGGCAGTCCACCGCTAACAAAACCGGCAGGAACTTCATCGCCAATCTTCACTTTAATGGCCACCGTTCCGTTGTTGTAGACTTTGGTGCCCATGTTTGCTTGTTTAGCTTTCTCGATGCGATCTGCTAGTTGCTTTGCTCGTTTTTCTGTCTTTTGGTAGTTTTTAACGCCAGGCTGTGACCACACGACGTCATCGCTGTAAAACCTACCGAGGTAATTGCCGTCTTTGTCGTATGCAGTAACGCGACCTTTTAGGGCTTGTGAAACTTTGTCTTTTGCCATTTCAAGATTTAGTGCGGTGTCAACTTTGTAGGGCAACCACCCTTGTGACAAGTATTCGTCAATGAGGTGTAGGTTGCCGTTCGCGCGTGTAAATGTCACTGTGTTTGTGAGGGCATATAACTTTAAGACCACTGCGGTGGGTTTGTTTTTAGCCCTGATGCGCATTTGGGCAAGTTGCTCTTCTGTGAGCTTTTTTCCTTTGTTGTTGCCCACGAGACCAAGTTCAGCAATTCGTGGGTCGTCACTTTTCATGATAAAACGGTTGCCGTCCTTGTCTTTAAAAATTCCGTGACCTTTACGAGCATCTATCAGCCCTTCACGTAGGCGAGCAAAGTGACGCGAGTTTATACGGCCGTGTAGATTCTCAAGATCAAGAAGTAGCTTCAAAGCAAATTTCATTCGATCGCCACAGGCACGATATAACATTATGTGAGCGATAATGTGTTCACGCGGCGTGAGCGAAACAGCATTCCAAGGGTGGTCTTTTAGCTTCTTGTATTTGGGTGCCAATGAACGTGGTAGGATATGGTGAACTTCGATATAAGAATTAATTGACAGTTGACGATTTTTACGAGATTCAATGAATTTCAGGTAACGGTTAAAGTGGTGCTCAGATTTAATGTGGTGTTCCATTTCACTTTTAGCTCGCATAAGCATCTCATGTTGATTCATAACCGTCATCTTCGCATTAAAACTCTTACTATAGCAAGGCACACGACAATCGCAAATGCGGCGTCAATAAAAAACTGGGCACGAGGCCCAGTTTTTGTTGTAAGTTATTGAAAAATAACACCTAGATCAAAGCAGAAACTTTTGTTTTTCTGTAATAGACGTTCGAGTTCACGTTCAGCGAGGTGAACGGGTTGGCAACCAGACCATAACGAGTCTTGAAGCCCAGGGCGTTCGTGAAGTTGGTGGTGGTCACAGCGGCGTACATTTGCAGAGGGATGTACGGGCAGTAGAAAATACCTGCGTCGTAACGATCACCGCGATAGCCGATGACGTAACCGTCGCCTACAGCATACGGGTCGATGTAGACATCGTAATGTCCCATCTTGCCGGCGTAGGTGGTGGTGGTCGGATCAACTTCAAGATCCATTTGCGCTTGCAGACCGGGCGCGAAGTCCAGGATGCCGGCTGCAACAAACGCCGAAGCCACGTCGGCACTGACGATCAGCTTGTTGCCGCGACCGCGACGGGTTTCAAGCGAAACGCGGTTGGCATCACGCTCGATGGCGAAGTGCAGACCTTTGAACTTCTCATTGGCCCAGCGACCGCCCGCATCGGTTGACAGATCAAAGGCACCTGGAGTGGCGGTCCACTGTGCGCCCGGCTTGGCTGCGGAGTAGATGGTACGGATCATCTCGCGGTTCATTTCACTGACGATTTCATTCGACAGGGCATTGATCAGCTCGGTCCGCGCGTTCAGTCCGTGAATGCGGCTCATGTCCTCCGCCAGCTCCGGGCTGTAGTCGGCTCGCAGTTGACGGGTCTTGGCTTCAACCGCAGTCTTTTCAATGGTGATGCCCATCTGTGCCCACGGATCAATTTCACCGGCGGTGGTGGCCTTACCGGTGCCTGGCGCAGCATCAGGATACGAAGCAGCGTCAAAACTGTTCTTGGGCGATGCGCCCACTTGGGCATCGGTTCCGGTACCTGAGTATCCGGTGTCGACTTCTTTCACGCCCATCGCTTCAGCGGGAGTGTGCGCATCTGCACCCACGCCGTAACGAGCTTTCAGCGCAAAGATCAGGGTGGTCGGAGCAGTCATCGGCTGCACGCCCATAACATCATAGGCGATCAGTTTCGGAACTGCACGGCGCACCATCGACATCAAGATAGGCGACCAGGTTTCCATGTTGGCCACGCCAGACAGACTTTCGTTCATGTTGGTCTGGGTGTTTTTAATCAGCTGGGCGGTGACATCTTCGCGCAGTGAATTGGCTTCAATTTTAGGCACGCCGGGTGCGGAGTAATTCATAATCTCTTTGATGCCGGCTTCTTCGCACAGTCGCTGGGTGGTAGTCATTGCGTGTTGCTCCTTTTTTAAATCAGTCCGGACAGGACGGCTTTTGTTACATCTGTGGTTTTATTTACAGGGGTTTGGATTTGCGGCACGACGTCAACAGATTCGTTAAGTGAGGCAGCCACTTTGACGTTCTGCGACGTGATGCTTTCTTTCAACATAGTGAGTACACTGCTGTATTCACCCACCTCAGTGACTTTGATGGACTCGCTCAGTTTAGCCAGCCGCTCACGCTGAAGTTCAGACATGTCGTGAGTCAGCGACTCAAAAATCTTCTCGCGATTGTGTCGGTTAACCGTTTCGTTCAGTTGCTGTTGCAAAGCATCACGCTGCTGCTGTGCCTCATTTACCTGACGTTGCAGATTGTCAAAGCGGACGCTGTCGTCGAGTGTGAAGCCTGCGGCACCCATGAGGTTCTTGATGCCCTCAACCAGACCGTTCATTTGGTTGAACTTCGCAATGGACTCAAACATGGTTTCATGTTCGGCCTTGTATTCGCCAATGACTTTCGTCACGTACTCGGTCGCTTGTTCGGTCAGCTCGCTTTGAACGTGGTTGGCGTACTTTGACGCTGCTTCATTGATTTGGTCAATTTGTGCAGTGTACTGTGCAACGACGCTAGCATGTTGCTCGCGGGCTTCGATGATCTTCTTGTCCACGGCTTCATTGACACACTGTGTCGCATAGGCTTCAGCCAGGGACTGCAATTTTTTGATCTCGTCTTGATGTTGCGTAACCAGGGTGATGTTTTCAACCAGGTGCGCGTCTTTGTTGCTTTCGATAGTCTGTTTCAGGGCGTTGTTTTGTTCGACGAGGTCGTCGATCTTAACTGCCGCCGCTGCTTCAGCTTCACACTTGGCGTCATCTGCCGCAGTGGCAATGGCTTTGGCCAGACCATCTTCAATCATTTTCAGAGTTTCGCCATCGACATTTTGTGCCAATGCTCCGAGCAGTTCTGTGGTACCCATTTTTATCAAGCTCCTTTGCTTTTGATATCTGACATGATCTTCTGAAACATGTGCTCGACAATGGCCTTGTTTCGTGTGTGTTCTCTAATGTTTTTATTTACATAAGCCTGCACGTCCTCAATCTCACGCTCCGTCAGCACGCCGTTTTCATACACCCACTGCTGTCCTTCCATGATCGCAGTCACGAGTGCATCAGGTGCGCTGGGTTCGTAGACAATGTCTGCGGGCGTGATCAGTCGGAAGTCGTTTTGTACCACGTTCACGTTGCCGCTTTTCTTAACAGAACCGCGAGCGCGTGAACTGACGCCCAGGACAATGCCCGCATCCAGCAAGCCCTTGACGGTGCCGCCCGTGGCCGTGTTTTTGGTGATCAGGGCTTTGCCTACCCAGTTGTTTCCTTCCTCTTTTAGCTCGATGATCTTGTGGCTCACGTATCGCAGATTGATGGCGTCACTTCGGCCGCTTTCTGGATGCTCAAGTTCACCCGCCCCGCGACCTTTGTTGATGTAGTTTTCAATGTAGCGATCGCACTCGCGTTTCATCACTTCGCGTGGGTAGATTCGACCGTTGCCGTTCACGACCTCGCTTTGCATGAAAATGCCGCTGATGTAGTAGTCACGTTCGCCGTTTTCGTTTTCAACAATCTTGGTTTCGGTTAGCGAAGTGTCCACGGTTTCAATCAAGAGATTGCTCATTTTGCTGCTCCTTGTGTGCGCAAGTGTTAGTTCAGCCCAAACTGGCGACGCTTCAGCAGGGCCTTTCGTGTCAGTCTCACTTGGCGTTTTTTCGCAGCAGACCCCGCTGCCTTTTTGGTGCGAACAGCTTGCTTCGTGGCAATGCGTTTCACGTTGCGTTCTGCGCCACTCATGACGACACAAGTGTGTTTCGCGACATCGTACTTTTGTCCAGGTTGGCACTTCATCTTGACTGTCTTTTGACCGCGGCTGTTGACTTTGATCACGCGGAACGCTTCGTGCAGTGTGTCGTCGTAGTCGGTTTCGTATGGGCTTTGCGATACGTAGATGGTGGCGTCTGGGAAAAGATGCTGAACTTCAGCCGCGGTGGCGATTCCATCTGTGGCCACAAAGCGAATGAAATCCACCGTCACGAATCCAGATTCAACTGTGTATTGAAATGTAGCAGTTGCGTCGGTGTTTTCAAGGTTGTCGTCGTAGATGTAACCCAGCTCAAAGAGTTGCGTTGAGACTTGTGCGTAGGCGTCGTTCAGATCGTCGGTGATGACGCTTTTCATGTCGTCGGTGATGGTGCTGCCCACGATATCAAACGTCAAAACCAGTTCAATGGTCTCCATGTCGTACGACTGCAAGGTGACGCGGCCGTTCTTCGATTTGGTTTCAAACTGAAGCGCGAACTCATTCATGTCGCTGCTTTGGATGGTTAGGTCGCCGTTCGTGATTTCGCGCGGCGCTTCAGATTCAACCATGTCCAGTACAGAATCAAAGGTTCCGTTGCTGCCGTCCATCGCGTACACGTTAGCATAATGGATGAACTTGCTGTCGATGGTGACGTACCAGTCTAGAATCACGTTGTGACTGACGTCAATTTGGGTGCGGGTGAACAGGTCAATGTCGTCAATTTTCTGAAGCGATTTGTCCAGGGCATTCACGTGATAACCCATCAGCGTGACGGACTCAACATACTCACACTTTGACAGGTAGTCGCTGATCATGTTGTATTCGTTTTGGGTGGTGCGAAAGATCAGAAGGTCGTCGCTGAACTCAATCTTAGAAGCGCCGTAGTGCTTTACGGTTTCAGCCACAGTCAACATCACCGTTTCGGTCACGTCGCTTTCCGCTTGGCTGCCAAACCCATAAATGGGCGTGCGAAACGGGACGCCGCGATCGCTCACGATTTGCGACAGTGCGTTTTTGAAGTCCTCAGAGAGTTTGATAGGTTGGTTTGTGAAGTCGATCATGTTGTGCTCCATGTGTTCAGTATTGACTGTCGTCAGGCTCGGGCGCTTGACTGGCTTCGTCTTCGATTTGTTGCTTGATAGCTTGCTTTTCGCTTTCCGTGAAGCGACAAATGTTTTCCCACACCCACTCGCGGCTGTAGAACGTACCTAACTTGTCCCCCAGTCGATCAAGCATCTCCAATTGATTATTTATTCGTTCGGCGGTTTTCCACTCCGCGAACAGGTTGTCTTCTGTGAAAATCCAGAAATACGACTGCCGAACCATTGTCCACTCGTCGGGTTTGATGATGCCCCGCAGGATAAGTTGACGCTTCAGCAATTCGTCAAAGAAGATCATAAACCGGTTGCGTAGCTGATTGACGAATTTGTTGAAGCGATATTCGTCGCGCTGGATGGACGTGCCCTTGCCAAAGTCAAAATTAGATTCAGGAACGAAACGGCTTTTTGGAACATGCAAGGACGACAGCAATTGGTCTTTGCAATATTCAACCTCATCTAGAATGCTTTGGTCGCTTTGACCGTCAATGGTCTGAATTTCCGTCGTTTTGTCGCCGCCGCTTCGTGGAATGAAGTAGTCGTGCAAGATGCCCAGGACATGTGAATCGCCGTTAACGGTGCCCGTTTGTCGGTTGTAGTTGACGTCGATCTTCATGTTGTCGCGAAACTGCTTCATGTGCGCTTCGGCTTTCGTGGGCGGGACCTTACTGACGTCAAGATAGAAGGCGCGGCGCATGGGTGCGCGAACGATGCGAAAGATCAGCATGGACTCTTCCATCATTTTGAGATTGTTGTGTGGGATCACAGCAGTCTCAAGCCACCCGATGGTTTTGTTGTTCTTAGCGTCGCGCTTGCCACTTGTAACCTCAATGACAGCATCATCTGACAGCATCACAGACGATGGGTAGATGTCGCCCTCAAGGTGAACTTGTGTGAAGTCGCCCGTGTAAGATTCGTTCGTGTAGACGTAAACTTCTTTCACTGCGTTTAGGTCGACGACGCCGTCTTTGTCTGCCTTTGGGATAAATTTCACCTTTTGAACTTTGAGCGGGTCAAGCATCACGACATCCAAGATGCCGCCCTTCTCATTTTCCTTGTCCACGATGACGTGGAAGATGATCTTTGAGTCCACGTAGAAGTTTTCAAACCAAATCAGGCCGTTGTCTTCAAAGTTGATTTTGTGGTAAAGGTCGTTCACAACCTCAACAATCTTCTCGCGCGTCTTTTCACCGACGAGTGAGTTTTCGCTGTCGTAGAAGTCGATCACGAAGGCGCGTTTGTTGTGCTCATTGAACACGAAGCTCTCATTCTTGATTTCGGTGATGGCTTGTGCGACGTACGAGTTGAGCGCGATGTTTCGGTATGAGAGGATCTTTTGGCTGTCGGTTTCAATGCCCCACACTGGAATTTGTGTGCTGTCGCTCATGCCGCTGGTGGACAGGATGTTCAAGGCATCGTGATCAATCGCAGCATTGGCGAAGGTTTTTAAGACCGGCTCACTTCGCTTGGACGCTAAACCTTTGAGTGAAAATAGCGGACGCATGGCGTTTTCCCATTTTAGAAATGCTTCAAATACTTAATCAAAAAAAGCCCCACGTTAAGTGAGGCAGTTGATGGAGCGCACCGGCGATTGCTGGCGATCATTCGCGTTTTACGACCAGGGCAGGGTTACTCGTGTATGCGCGGGCCATCAAAATGACCAGCGGCAAGACAAGCGCGATCACGCGCTTTGAAGCGCCCTCTGGGATCACTTCATTCAACATGGGGATGTAGGGTTCAAGGCCGATGACGAACAGCACAACCGACGACCAGAAGATCTTCGACTGCCAGAAGTATTTTGTTGGGGCAGCCACAGTCTCGGCTTGTTGTTTGCTTGCGTTGCTTTCTGCGTTGCTTTCTGCGTTGTTGTCCATTTAGAGTTCCTGTGCTGTGGGGTGAATGCTGTGTCTTTTGAATTAGATGTACTTAAATTGAATCTTGTGAAAGTGCTTTTCGCCCCCGCTCACCTTAAATAGACTCTAACAGATGGAGGGTGTGATATGTGTGTGACTGTGGCTATGTTACTTCCGCGCGACAAGGTAACGGGTGAACCCACACCAGATGCCAAGTGGCGCCTTGCGAAGATTCGTGATCGCGCATACGAACCCACTTACCGGATTAAACGCTACACGGTCAATGAAGTGGGTTGTAGTCAGTTGTTTTTGGTTGACACGGACAGCGACTGGACGGAAGGTTTGTCTGTGGACTCAAAGGGCAATTTCCTGTCTATCGTGAACTCGGCACTGAACAACAGCTTTGACAAGAAAGACAACGGAACGAAAGCCAAAACCGCAAGCGGCGTCAGCAACAACGGCAAGGTATTGCGCAAGGCACTGAAGTCACACAATGTGGATGAAGCAGTTAAGATCATCAAGGAAAATGCCATTGACGGCTGTTCGCTCATCACGGACGGAAGTCGCCTTGTGGTCATCGAATGCACGCTGCCCAGTGAAGTCAAAGAGAAGTATCGCAAGATGAAAGGCGGCAATCGTTTTGACGACGTGGTGCCGCCCAGCGAATACAAGATCGTCGTCAAAGAGATCAAAAAAGACACGCTAATCGTTCGCACCAACCACGGCGTGTTTGACGCGTCATTTGGCTATCAGCCCAAAGATGGTGAATCGTACCGGTCGTCAAAGAAACGCTTGCAATATGCAATAGACGCGCTCAACAAGAAGGTATTTGAGCCCCTAGACCTCATCACGACCCTGTCAAAACTGTCAACCGATGACGTGGATAAAAATCCGTTCTATCGACCCATCCGCAAAGACACCGACATCTTCTCAACCACCGTCATTCAAACGGACCCGTCGGGCACGATGATCGTCAAGCCCATCAAGTGCAAATTTGACATCAACAATGCCCTGAACTTGATTTCAAACGAATACCTCACTCACATGGTGATCTTGCCTATGGGCAGTAAGCTATTTGAATCGTTCCCTGAGTTCCTTGACTACCAGAGGCTAAAATCACTCAAGTGAAACATCACTCAAAACAAACCCCACGACGTGTGGGGGTTTTAACGGCTGGACGTTTAGCAGGTGGCCCGCTGAATGACGAGCTCACCGGCAGCGATTTTAGGTGCGCCATCGCCTGCTGTGATGGTCTTGGTCGTGGCAATGTTTGTCACCCAAAGCAGGTTGCCGCCGGTTGCTGCATCGAAGATACCCCCAGCAACGATAGACCCCCAGCTTTGGGTTCCGGGCACAGGAAAGACGAGGTCCTTCTTGTTTTTGTATTGCATGTCCACGCCAATGGGCCCATCCCAATCTGCGGTGGTGCAGGGGATCGCCACACGCGCGTAGGCTGTAGCAGCGTTCTGCACAACCTCGGTTCCAGCCGCTGCTGCCGACAGACCAGGTGCCGACGTGAAGAGTCCAACGTACAGGGTAGTGGCGGGTGTAAACGATTGCTGCAACAGAATCATCTCAAGGATTTTCTTTTGCAGGTAATCGGTATTGGTTGAACCGGCCATTCTAAAGTCTCCGTCGTGTTAACGTGTTTGCTAGTTTAGTGAGATCATCGAGGCGTTGATTTTACACTGTCCGCCAGATTGAAGTCGGTAGCTGCCGCTTCTGATCTGTACCGCGCCGCCGATTTTGTAGTTCGCGGACTGGGCTTGAATGTTGTAGTTTGCACACTTGATGTTGAAATTTCCATCAATCGTCAGGGTGTAGTTGCCTTTGATGACTTCATTGACGCTGCCGCCCACGAACACCGTTTTGTCGTTGGCCACTAGGTCATACAAGCCCTTGGACGATTTGCGCAGCACACTGCCGTCTGGCATGAACTCATAAGTTGATCCACTGATGTGGGTGACGGACAGTCGCTCGCTGCCTTTGGTGTCGTCAACCTCAATCAAGTGACCTGTGGGTGTCTGCAGAACCTTGTTGTGTGGGTACTTTGGGCTGCCACCGCTTGTGGGTTCACTCGTGAGTTTGCTTTTAGTTGTGCGCGGCGCTTGGGTCACGGGACTTAAGTCTGAGACGTTTTCACTCTTTGAGTTGAATGTGAACATCACGAAAGGCGCTTGCTTAAGCGGGCCGTCCATGTAGAAACCGATGACTTGCGTGCCCACCACCAAACCGTGTGACAGCGATGCGCCCTTCAGTGATGCTGAAAAGGTTCCACTTGACACGAGCGCCCAGTGCAAATCGTCTTTTTGGATAGTGGTGTCGCCGTCTGTGTCGCCGTGGGTCTTGACGCGGACGCGACCGAGTTTTTGTGGATCGTCCACGTCAACGACTTCACCCGTGAACCAAAAGAATTGTCCTTCATTGACTGCCATGTGTTGTCACTCGCTTTGGATAGGTTCAAACGCCCGTTTGACAAGCTCAACCGTCACCAAATATCGCTGGGCGTTCAGATTGTGTTTAATGCCGGTGATGATGTATTTCCCACTGCGTTTTCTGTCGTGTGGGTAGATGTTCAGATCATCGTCGTGGTTTGGGTTTGGCAGCAGTAGATCAGCAGCACAGCCAATCTTTGAGAATATTTCGGCTGTGCCCTCACACTGCAAAATGACCTTTTCTTGTTCAAGGCGAAGCAATGACATCTTGCGCGAGCTGCCCCACGCGGTGACGTCTTTGTTTTGATATGCGTCGTTGACAGCGTGCCGTGAAATGTTTGCGTTCTTTTGGTTTTTGAACACCTCACCATCAGAGAGTGATTTGTTGTCTGTGTCGTTCTTGCTTACAGTTGAGGTGAATTTCTTATTGACAGCGTCATAAACCATCACCGTATTTTCATAGAAGCCCTGTGACAAGTTCAACGCGCCGTCAAAGTGGTCAATCTTGAAATCCAGGATGTTGTATGGGTATCGCGAGGCTGTGGTGCCGTTGGGCAGTTGCATGAACGTGATGCCGCTGTCTCGCTCAAGCATCGTTTGCATACTGATACAGGTGAATTCGTTGTTGTCGCTTTGGTAGAACAGATAATCGGCGACTCCGTTGTAGTGCGTGTGGCGCAGGACTTCACCGATGGCTATGAAAGGCGATTTGTTGCTCACGTTGATGTGGACTTTGCTTGTGCTTTGTTTTTCACAGACGAGTGTGTATCCGCTAAACGACTCTTTGACGATTTCTGCAACGGCAGCCGTGCCTTCGTTCTTCAGTGATTTGATAAGTCGCGTCGTGGCGTTGTCGATGAATGCGCTTGACGCCACGTGCACTGTGTAGAGGTAGCTTTGCTGGGTCACTTGAACCTTGTTGCCCACCTTGTACACAACAAACTGAACCGAGACGTCTTTGTAGCCTTTGATGTCGACGTGTTCTTTTGTGAAGAAGATCTCAACCTTGCTGCCCTTTCGCAGCTTGATGGTGTTGATGAGGTCGGTTGAATCCATGATCGTTAGGGTGCCGCTGAACACGGGCGTGGTTATCGTTTGAAAGAATTCGATGTTGACGACGTGAAGCGTGATGTGGTGTTCGCCGTCAATCGTCACACGCAAGTCTTGAAGCAGGCCGCGCATTTAGGCACCTCCATTCAAAGTCAGGGTATTTGACTTCTCATACGCCTTCAAAAAGTTCATCAGCAAGTCAGGTGGCAGGATGTAGATGGTTCGCCGCGCTTCGTTCTTGTGGAACTCATAATCTGAATAGGTCACGATTCTGATGTTGTTGGGCAGGGCTTGATTGTTTTGCAAGCGTTGGCGCAGGATCTTATCTTCGCTATCCGTGACGTACTGTTTCGTATTCGTGTTCAAGAACCGATAGGGGTCAAACTGGTGATCGCCGTATTTGTAGCGACAGAACCGCTCGAGCTTCTGCTGGCCCATGTACCAGTCGGTGTGGTAATTCACCACGCCGTTAATCAAGCAATTGACCCAGAAGTATTTTGAATTGCCGTACAAGTCAAGTGCGAGCTTCATGGGCGTTTCGCCGCTGAGCTCAAAAACAATCAAGTTCTCAGGTCGAACGATGCGCGACAGATCGACGATGCGAAAGATGTTCGTGTAGGTGACGTCGTCTAGCAGCAATTTCTTTTTCGGGTAAAGAATGTCCATCTTAGTAGCCCTCCGCCACTTTTTGCGACAACACGAGGTCGTTTTCGGTGATGGACATCGTGATCTGAACTGAAAGCGGCGCCCCCGTGCGGAACTGGGTTGATGGGTACTGGATCTGTAGGTTGTCAAGGTTGGCGTTTGTGATCTTCGGGTAGAAGGGATTTGTCTTGCCGTTAAAGAAGAACATCACTTCAACACACGGCGGCGCTTTCATGAACAGCATGTTTTGACCAATGAGCGGCAGCGAGTTGGCCCGCAGCGCCTTCACAATTTCGTTGATGGTTTGGGTGTCTTTTTCACTAAAGGCCACCAAGTTGAAAGTGAATGAGAACGTGCGCAAACCGGCACCCTTGAAGATGTTCGTCAGGTACGGGTTGCGTACAAAGCCCTTTTCATAGCTCATGAGGCTGGCTGCTGAAACGTTGCCGCCCATAGTTTGCACGAACTTTGACTTCAGGCCGTAGTGGAGATTATTGGCCATGGTCATCATGACTTCATCGCTTAGCTGGCCGGCAGTTTGTCCACCCATGGTCACGTTGCCGTCTGCACCCACTTGAATGCCCGTGATTGCATTACCCGACAAGCCGATGCCTTCGGTGTCAAACGTCACGGTATTTGGGATCGTGATGTCGTCTGGCATCGGCAGTCGAATGGTCTTTAGGATGCGCGGCTTGTTGCCCTCCGTCGTGACGTCTTTTGACCCGCTACAGCGTTCAACGAAAGAGATGCGAATGTAGGCTGGGTTCACGTTGCCGTTTGACAAGTTGGGTGGATACTGAAGCGATGCGCCGTCGTTTGCGTTGCTAACAGCCGCGCCCTTGACTTCAGCGGCGGACGGCGCGGTGCTACCGCTTTGGCCAAAGCCCAGCTTTTCAACGAGTGAACCTGCTGCTGATTTGACTCTATCCATAAAAATCATTGCGATTTTCCTAAGTATTGTGTCTGATATTTAAGGTCAAACTGGGTAAAAAGATGATTAAAAAGTTCCCAAAGGTGCGTCAGTTCAGACCCAAGAACCCACAAAAGTATTTCGGCACCACCCACAACATTTACGCCCGGAGCATGTGGGAAGTCAAAATGATGCACTGGTGTGACAATGAGCCGTCGGTCATCAAATGGAACAGCGAGGACTTCGTGGTGCCCTACTACAGCAAAAGCGAAGCCAAGTGGCGCAATTACCACATCGACTTTTATATTGAATACAGGTCCGCCAACGGGTCGATCAAAAAGGCACTGATTGAGATCAAGCCCTACTGCCAAACAGTGGCCCCAAAGCTAGGGCGACGCAAAAGCGAGCAGTCGTACTTGAAAGAGAAGCTCGCGTATCAGGTGAATTTAGATAAGTGGGAAGCCGCATGGGACTACGCGCAAGCACGGGGCATGGAGTTTCTGATATTCGACGAATATGATCTTGGATTGAAGCCCATACCTAAGGGAGGTAAAAAATGATCTCGCAGTATAACGTCAAACCACGGCCCATCGACGAGTCAGCCGGCGAACAGTTCTTCAAGCGAATCTTTGAATCGCGCTTGCACGGCACACCGGTTCCCGATGGCGTAGTTGAAGCACAGGCGCTGAAGTATCCGCCTTTAGGTGAACTCGTAGCCTTTCGCTACGACCCAAAGTATAAAGAGACTTTGCCGGTATACGACACCCTGCCGCTTGTCCTTGTCCTGTCGGTGAAGCGAACCCACTTCTACGGAATCAATCTCCACTACATCAGACCCAGCATCCGCAAAAAGATCATGGAGCGTTTACTGAAGGCGAAGCTCGCAAGCGGCGACAACCAGCTCCTGTACATCCAAAAGATCGCGCCGGTGCTGAACATGCTATCGCAGCACACACCCTTCGCGCCCTACTTTAGAAACTACCTCCCTGAGCAGCTTCGAAGCAAGATCGCAGTGATTGGTCAAGATCACTGGAAGGCTGTTAGCGAAATGCCGCTACAGAACTTCAAGAAAGTAAAAGAAAACACGGTATGGAGCACAAGATGAGTTTCTTAGATAAACTTGAGGGCAAGGTGGGCAGTCTGACGGGCAAGATTGGCGCGTTCAACGACAAGATCAATCGCGAGATTGAACGTGTTGCCGATGAAGTGACCAAGATTGGCGACAAAGCCACGCAAATCAGCGACGACATTGATCGCGAGTTCCAGCGCATTGACGACCTGTCAAGTGCGGTGGGTGATGTCGTGGGCACTGTTCGTGGGGTTGTGTCGGGGTACAAGGAAGGCGGGGTGATGGGTGCGCTGGACGCGCTAACAAACGGCTCCATCGTGAACCTCTCAAATCTACTGAATGGGCTGGGCACAAGATCAACTGACCCCTTTAAGACAACCGGCAAAGCAAACATCCACGAGCTCATGAACACGCTCGTCAGTGGCGTGGCGCGACCCAACCGCTATGAGATCAATTTCCACTTGCCCAAGGGGATCAAAGCGCCGCTTGGGGTGATGGATTCTCGCGTGTCAAAAACAAAGCAAATTGAAAAGCAGTTCAACGACAAGCGAGCAGTCTCAATGAAAGCTCACACGCTGATGGTACCGGCAAAGGCACTGCCCACCATGAGCCAGAAATACAACAACCTGACATTCAAGATTGTGGGCGGTGCGATTGAGTATGAACTCGTCACTGTCTCGTTTTTCATGAACGGTCAAGTTGACGTTCGCAAATACTTTGACTTGTGGCAGAACATCTGCTTCAACCAAAGCAACGGCACCGCGAACTTCTATGACGAGTACGTCAGTGACATCGAAGTTTTGATCGAAGATGTTTCTGGGCGCGGCGTTTATCGACTCGTGCTTATTGAGGCGTTTCCTGTTAATGTGTCGGCACTTGAGCTCACGGCAAGCGGGGACAACCAGTTTCTAAACCAATCGGTGACCTTTGCTTACAAGTATGCCGTGTCCAGCGACAGCAACGAAGTAATCAACCGTTTCAAGTAAGGATTTCACAATGTGGTCATTTAAGGGTCAACCGTTCACGAGCGAACAGCTTGCACAGTACAAAGGTGCCTTTGGTTTCGTGTACTTGATTGAGTGCGAGGGTTTGCTGTATGTGGGTCAGAAATTATTCTACGGCACCAAGACAGTGACCAAGAACAAAGTCGCTAAAAAGGTCAAGTGTGAAAGCGACTGGAAGAATTACATCAGTTCAAGTGAAATCATCAAAGAGAAAGTCAAGGGCGGCGCCGCGATTAAGAAAACGATCTTGTACATCACGAGCTGCAAAGGGCAATCAAACTACATTGAGACGCGGCTGCAAATGGACTTGCGAGTGCTTGAGCAACCGCAAGTCTTTTTGAACAAGATTATGAACTTTCGATGTCACCACACGCATGTGAAGCTTCACACGTTGGTTGACTGCGACGAAGTGACAGTGAATGACCTAAAATCACGCTACAGCCCATCAAACTGAGTCACTTGCCACGCGGTCGAGCATATAGGCGGTCGCGTAGTTGGGATCATTCAGCATCCGCAGGAACTCGTCGCCGTTGAGCGATCCATCTACAAAAAGATTGAGACCCAACATGAAGTGCAGGGGCGGTTCGCCGTTCACTGCACGATACTCATTCAAAATTCGGTTGGCTTCGTTGTGACGCTCGTGAATGATTTGATCGTACACGGCACTTTCTTTCAGTGAAGTGTAGAGGCTATAGGCGTCGTAGATCCAAATGGATGTGTAAGCAAAGCAAATGACCATCAGACCGTACTGATCGGTTCCCCACAGGCTGCAAACCCAGAAAAATTGACTGGTTAGACCCGACACCGGCGCTGCCACTCGCCAGCCGCGACGTTCGGTTGTGGTGCACCACAAAGCGAAGACCCCGGTGACGGCAATCAAGAATTGCAGAATCATCATTCCGGTGAATGAGAACATGTGAAACCTCTACCCTTCAATTGTGTGAGGTAGTTTAGCACCCTTGAGACAGCGTTTTTGAGCAGTCGCGCTGCTGCTGGGTGAAAACACACGCCACGTGAGCGTGCTCAGGGTAGATTGCTGGCAATCTCGTGGCGTTTAAGGCGCATCACTGTCGTCGGTGGTGCATTGTTACCACAATTCGCTTTGATGCGCCGCTGTGCGCGTGAGATTGGCTTTGGGCAATTGCAAGCACAGCCAAACAAAAGGGCAACATCTGTCACCCTGTTGTAAGTTGCTGGCTTGTGCTGTGGATATCAGGTCACCGCAACACACCTCAGGTTCTTGACAATGACGGGTTTGCTTGAATTCAGTGCGTGGCTCACGAACTTGACCTTGAACCAGTTGAATTCGATGGGCGTGTATCCGCTTGCACTGTTCAGCGACAGTGTGTACTCGTTGAAGTCATTCAAGTGCCTGCTGTTGATTTTGTTGGTGGGCAGCTTGATCCACGGTTTGCTGCTGTAGTTCAAATCACCGGCCGCAGCGACCTTCACGTAGATGTCAAAGTCAGCATCAACATCTTTGTACACGTCGCAATAGATTTTGAGGTCGCTTGCGGGGTTGTTCAGCAGAACGTCGTTCGTGAAGTATTTGTGGTTGCCGCTTGCGTTGTTTGCGCTTTGCGGAACAAAGCGGTTGGCAGCGTTGGGTGCGACGTTCATCTTGTCTGGCGTGAAAGGATAGCAGCGATTTGACACCAGCGTCGCGGATACGGTGTCGCAATTGATTACCGGCGAAAGCAGGTTGGATTGCGACGCAAACTCCATCGTGACGGTGAGCGACTTGTTGGTGCCGATCGCTGCCACTTCACCGCCGTTGCTGTACACGACGTTGGGTGCCGGCAGGTTGTGGTTTGTGTTGAGTGAGATCGGCTGTGGCGCTGTCGCTTGCACGGTTGCGGCATTGTAGCCGACCATGGTCAAAGCCGACGTCGTGTTGTAAGCCAGGTGCTCGCACGAGACGTTGAATGTGTCGTATTTGCGGGCCACGTCCTTCACGCGGGTCACTTTACCGCCCACCTTGTTGGGTGCTGCGGCGTCGTTGAATGTGTAGTCCACTTCAACGATAACCGAGTCTGGACTGTCCACCCATTTCACTTGGTGCGTGGTGTTGAACTTGTCCAGCGTGGCGCCGCCAATCTTCTCACCGGTCAACAGACTGTCGTAGATGGATGTCGTGACCGTGCCCAGCGATTCACCCAGAAGCAGCGTCCGCGGTTTGTTGATGTTCAGCACGTCAAGCAAGTCGTCGTTCAGGTCACGGTATGTGGCATCGCACTGGTACGCGGTGCCGGCGTTAATCGTGCCCACTACGTTCGTGAGTGTGATCTTATAGACGCCGCTCACGCCCACGCGCTCAACGGTGTGAACTGTGCCGTTGCCGTGTACTGTCTTGAAGATGTGACCGATCTGTGGCGGCGTGTCGTTGGTGTTCTGAACATTGAACGACAGGCGGTCACACACACTCAGTTTGAACGTGTCGTTGACTTTGAGCCCATGGTCTGGAATGGTCACGCGAACCTTACTTGTCCCAAGCTCAAATTCAATCGGATCTTCTGGCAGCAGAACGTCGTCTGTTCCTGCGTTCTCAAAAGTGAACTTCGTGGTCAACGACTTGAAGTGTGCTTGGTACAGGGTGTGCTTGATGAATTCAAGTTGTTCGGCTGTCCAAGTCTCGCCGTTCAGTGAGCGAAACGACGTCCACAACAGGGGCGGTTCCTCAACCACTTTGCCGTTGCCGCCCAAGATCTTATCGCCCAGGCGCGACACGAAGAGTCTGGTATCTGGACTGTGGCCGCCCACCACAAAGCAATACGATTTTGATTTGTCGACAAAGACGGGGATGTCAAAGACCACAGGGAATGCAGTGCGTCCGTCTGTGCTCACCGAGTTCGCCAGGATATTTGGGCTGTAGACTTTGCGTGCAAGTGCGTTGTTGCTCGGGTAGCCGTTCACCATGTCGCGAATCTCAACCCACACGTTATCGCCCGTGACAGTATCAACCGACGCGAAATACAGATCAATTCGCGTGACGAAACACGACTCGTCTACTTTGAAGGCTTGTGCCAGCGGGTCACTTGAGCGGAGTCCGCGGAACCCGTTGCTAAGGTTGACGGACATTGTCAACAAGTCAGGCTGGATCCAGACCCAGAACGGCGCGTTGCCCTCGCGTACCATGTTTGCGAAAGCGTTGTTCACCTTGCGACCGCTCTCATACCAAGTGCTGAAGTTCTCAGACGGTGAACCTGCTTGCTTGATGCGACAGCTGGCGCCGTTTTGGATCACATCAAGCCAATCGGCAGTTGGGGTGGGTGCGCCTGAGATATAAGTGTACATGTTCCGTCGCGGGCCTGAGATTTTAACCGACCAAGTATCGTCACCGACCTTGTTGCGTCGCACTCGACCGTTTTGGGTATCTTCGCGACCGGCGATGAAGTAACCAAACCGCAGATTGTAGAACGCTTCGCCGTTTGTTTGAACATAGGCGTCGAATTCACCTTCTTCAAGTGACTTGAACTCGCGTTCGCTCATCGTGAAGTCGCCGTTGAAGTAAACTCCCCATCTGCCGTTCTCGTATTTCTTCTGCGACGGACCCAGGTTAGCCCACAGCGGGGCTTGTGGATCTTGTGCGGGCGGGGGCGGTACTGGAACAACCACCGTCGCAGGAACGGGCGCGGGTGGCGGCGCAACGGGTGCGGCTTTGACTTCAGCAGCGGGCGGCATCACCACTGTAACCGGCAGCGCCACGGTTTGTTCACGGGTGACTTTGGTCACGGTGCGGTTGTCTGTGTAAGTCGTCTGAACCGCAAGCGGCGTCACGATGTTCAGGGTTGAACTTTGTTTTGTTTGCGCAATGCCGCCGCCAAAGTAAACTGATTCGGCATATGTCGTGTGTGCGCTGGTGTCGTCGGTTAAACTTTCACTGTCGATCAGTACGAACTTGCGATCGCCGGTGAAGAACACGCCGTTGGGCAAATGGAACTCGCCCACGACTTCACCGTTATCGTCAACGACAAGCGGCGACAAACCGACAATGGCCAACCTTGGGTCACCGCTTGGAACTTGTGCCAGCGGGCGGCAGTATTGATCGACATTGACGCCATCGAAAAATGCGTGGACTTGCGATCGCGGTTTCATGTGCGTGGCTGCAAAGCGAATCACTGCCTCACGCATATAGGGGATCATCTTCACGTCTTTCACCACGTCGTCCACACTGAACTTTTCTGTGCGCGAGTCAATGGTAGTTGTGGTTCGTGAACGCGATTGCGACGTGACGGACGTTGTGGTTACGATGGAGTTTTTGTTGCCCAGGACACGAGTGTCAGAAACCTCATCCTTGCCGGTAGTGTCCTCGCGTAGCGTGGTCGTGTTGACGTCAACCCACTGTGACCAATCGCTCTGCATCAGGTTTTGCGTGTTGGCTACGCGCCGCAGGGCATCGACACCCGCGTCGATGTTTGAAACAATGTGCGGCAGCTTCTGGGTGTCGCTCCAAGTGTCAACGTTGGGTGTTAGCACGAGAGTGCCCTTGCGAACAGGAACGAGGTATGGGTTGATGCTCACTGTCTTTGTGGCGTAGGGGTTGCCGCTGAATTCAACCTCATCGTAATCGCCCAAAGCGATGCCACCAAACACCCGAATGTTTTGTGACTTTTGGGCGTTTAGTGCCATGGGCTGGTGGTACATGGCAAACGGCGGTCGCATTTCACCGCGCTCGCGGTCGATGCAAGAGGCATATTCGCTGTAGGTGATGTCACAGGCTTGGAAGTTCTTGAACCCATCAACGATGAATCCGTTCTTGTACCGATTTAGGCCATTCTCGTCTGTGATGGACATGTTGACAGTGTCGCTTTCAAGGGCGTTCAGTGCTGTGTAATATTCAAGTTTGCTGATGCGGTTATCAAACGCGGCAATCTGCTTCATGGTGAAGCGGCGGTTGTCGATAAACTTCGTCCGGACGCTGTTTGCGGCGCTAAAAGTGAAGGCACCCAAGTAGATCTCATAAAGCGCCATCGCGCCCTCATCTACCACCGGCGGCGTCGGATTGATTGCCGGCACGCCACGCTTCACTGTGATCTTCTGGTCTTTCGTGATTTGCATGAGGTCAGCGCGACCCAAGTAGTATTCGATGTCACTGACGAACGAGCTGCCTTGGAGCGGAACGCTAACAGACGTAAATTGTCCGTTGATGTAGAGGGGCCTAAAGTCAACGAAAGTCACGTCCGCCTTAAACTGGTCATTTTGGAAAATGACGTATTCCATGAGTTCGCTGTAGGTGATGATGTTTTGTTCAACCAAACTCATGTAGCTGTCGATCGTGAAATAGCCCTGGGCGCCGCTGTGGTCGAAGTAGTCAAACGTCACCCGCAGTGAAAAGCTTCCAGTGAGCGGTCCGTGCGTTTTCACGCGCTGCAAAGTGTCCACACCGTAATAGAAAGGCGTGTCGCCTCTGACGTGCTTGAACTGATCCATCACATCAATCGGAACAAAGTTCACATTGTTGTCTTCAATCAAGCTAATTGACTTGATTTTGAACACGTCAGCCTTTTGCAAGTTAATGGCGTCACCGATGTTCTTGGTGTCGTCGTATGGGAATGTCACTGTGGACGTGACCAGCGTTTTGGTCTTTTCCGTCTGGTTGTACTTTTCAACCGTGGCGTGATAGACGACAGTCGCGTGCGGAGTCAAGCCGGTGATCATCAGTGTGTTGTCCACGACACTGATTTGCGACGGTGTGAGTGCGACTGTGACGCCGTCCACGTTCAGGAAGTTGTTGCTGTCGTTGTGCGCTTGGAATGATTCAAGGGGCGTGCTTGTGAATGTGATCACGCCGGCAGCGTCTGCTGTGCCTTTGTACTTCCGCCGCAGTTGGACTTGGATGCTGCCGCGCGTGCTGTCGTCGATTGAACGCTGTGACTTCACCACGAGATCACTGCCCATGCTATAAAGCAGGCTGTCTTTGTCGGCGTTGTTCAGAACACACTTGCCGTCGGTCAAGATCGCTTTTGCCACGAAGCGATTATTTGAAGTCTTGACGCCGCGAATGTCGCTGATCTGCTTGCCGGCGTTCATGTTGATTTCATACAGGTACAGGGCGAAGCGATTGCTGTTTAACCGCTGCTGGTCGATCACCTTAAGCGTGCCCACCACGTTGCCGCTGGGCTGGTTGGTGGCCGTGTCGTAATTGTCGTAGGCGGTCAGCAGCGTTTGATCTAGGATGTCGTTGCTGGCAGCGCCACTGACCAACAAGTCGTTGCTTACAACATCCACCTCAATATAGCGAAACGGCATCAGTCGCGTGGTTTGGTGTCGGCGCTTTGCGGTGTCGCGTGCTTTGTCAATCATGATGGCGACTTTATCGCTCTCACTGACGCGGTATCCGCTAACGTAAGCGATACCTGGATTGACTTCGGCGACGATCTGATCTTCACGTCCGTTCAGCATATACCCGAGACTGTCACTCTCGTGGCGTTTACGCGCTTCTAAGAACGTCGCCGTAAAAGGTGCCACCGTGAAGTTTCCATTGGTCTCGTACGTTCGTCGTGCCATCTCGCGCATGATGTTGCCGTACTCAACATCTTCTCGTGAAAACGTCACTCGGTAGTTGGGCTGGACTTTGGCCAGCAGGATAAAACGCTCACCGTCATCGTCGTCGTATGAACGCTGCACGAGCTTCAGTTCAACGAAATACCTGTCGGCGCCCGGTGCGCCCTCGTTGGGCCACCCGAGTGAGTTGTCGTACAGCGACTCGTCCTGGGCCACCGTCACGACACTGTCGATGAAATCAAGACCCACTTTAAAACTACGGGGCTCAAGTGGAATGTTGTTAGCATCAAACGTCATGTATTTGGTGATGATGATCTCTTGACGCTTGACCGCAATGAACATCTGGTTGTAGTAAATCACGCCCTCGTCAATCGTGTAGAACATGGTCTCGCCTGTGGGCGAAATTTCACCCACGGACGTTGAATTGACGCAAGTTGGGCAGCGAACTGTCCAGGTGTACAGGATGTTACCAAACTCATCACAAATTTGCAGATGCTCACCGTGCAAGAACGTCTTGACGTCGCCGTTGTCGCCGCCCGCCTTAGTGTACTGCACGAACAGGGTGTCAGGGTCGCTGTCGCTTGCGCGTGCAAATCCACTGTAGGTGGCTTCAACCTTTGACGTCACGCCAAACACGCGAATGATGCCCTGGGGTTCAATGATCGCGTTGCCGTCAATGTCGTTGGCTTCAACGCGAACGTAAGACTTTCGCGTGAATGCGGTGCGGCAGTTTGAAATCTTCGAACCGTTCTTGAACATGTGGTCGGCGAACGTGCCAATCTCACTTTGAAAGATGGACTGGATCTGGTTGAGCTCACGCGCCTGGATTGCGGCACCCGCCTTGAACAGAATTTTCTTGTAGTTCTTCGTGAAATCATGATCGTCGAAGTAGGGTGCGCTATTGAATTCCACGTTACTCTCCTGAAATGATGATTTTGAGTTGGTTCTGTGACTGTGCATCTAGCACCACATCATCAAACCACGCCACGCTATAAATCTCTGGGTTCTCACTGTCGTTCTTGCGCTTGTTGCCGATTGCGGCAAAGTTCAAGATGTCGCCGTCTGTGACTTTATCAAGGAATACAGTGAACAATAGCTTCAGTGGCTTCACATCGTCGATGATATTAAACCCGATTCCGTTCTTGGGTTCCGTGATGACGTGGGTGGCAAATGAGTTGATGGACGGTGCCGGCACCAACTTGAACCACGTGTAGCCGCTGCCGGGCGTGACGTTGATGGTGCCAACTGAACTGCCGACCAGCGTGGCAGTGACAGAAGCGCCGGTGCCGTCACCCACCACGTGGATCTTGCACTCACTCAAGCCGCTGCCGCCGTTTAGCAGCGTTGCGTCAATCGAACCTTCATTGAGACTTGTGGTGAAAGTGGGCAGGGTGTGTGGGGTTTCCATGTTGTCGCTAATCAGAAAAACATCACGGTTTCGATAATCGCTGCCGCCCAAAGCGACTGTGATGTTCTTGACTTTGCCGTCGCTGCCCTCGTCATATACGAATGTGGCATTGCGGCCGTATTGACTATAAACCACGTGTCGCAGTGTGTTTGTGAAGTTCAGGGTGCTCGGTTGCGCGACGAGTGAAGCGATGGGGGTTTTGATGGGTACAGTTCCAGTGCTTCGCGGCAGCCGCAGATACTTCAATTCGCTTCTTGCGTACACACTGCACAGGTAGCGCCAAACGTATCCATCGTCTGTCTTGATGTTCAGCTTTGATTTTGAGTGCGGAGCTTCTGTTGATGGGCTGCCGCCGTTGTTGGACAAGCAAATGTAGATGTCATCGCCAGACAGGTAATAGGACTTTTCACTTGGGTAAGTGTTCAGAATGTCGTTTGCCGTGTAGCGATTGATGTCTACGGCAATTGACTTCGTGACGTTGCTGATGGGCGCATCATACTTGATGTTGTGGGTGTCAAAAGTGCCGCCACTGCTGTGTCCGAGATAAACAGTGACCGCACTGTTGTTTAGAATTGAATCAATTAATATCCGCTCCATCACATTTCACTGCCGTTACAGATTCACTGGTACTATTAAACTCGCACCAAATTGGTCTGATGTGAACGTAGTTGTAACCCATGCGTGCCAAATACCTTTCATAATCTTCTGCGAAAGTGTCGTATTTTGCTTCGGTGGTCAAGCTATACGAGTAATCGTGTAGGAGCCGGCTGTCCACCAAGTGGCAGCTAACTTCAAGCAAATGTCTGCTGTCTAGGGTATCGCGTTTCGTGACGAACGGCGTCTTTTCAAATTGAATGACTGCACCTTGTCCTTTTTCGGTGAAGTGGCGAACGCAAGCGACGTCACTTGGGTTGTTGACGCCCATCGACGGCATCAGCGTCTTGAACTTTTTGATGGTGCCGATGTTGTGGTTGCCGCACTTCAGAACTGCGCCGTTGCCGTTGCCGCTCTTAGCAAACAAAGTGGGTTCGTCTTTGAAGTTGTTGCCCACGTGATCGACGTGAACGGAAACGATGCCGCCCACGCCATCAACCTCACTCACGCGCCCACTGAAACCGCCGTTGGGTTTAGCAAACACACGATCGCCCACCGCATAGCCTTCACCGGGAACTTCGACGTCAACTGTAAAGATTGAACCGTAGTTGACGTCGGTGACTTCGTACTCACCGGCCAGCAAAGCGTCGGTCGCCACAAAGCGATCGCCCACTGCGTAAAACTTTCCGCCGTTCTCAATTACAGGCTCGTCAAACCCCACGACGACCGACGCTGAAGCTCGTTCGCTTTCACTCACCAAGTCCACGCGCTCATTCAATTTAAGTGCGTGCTCGTCGCCCGTGTAGGTGACATAGACGTACAGTTCACCGTCCTTGAAAAAGGGCACCGTGTCGTCAATTGAACAATTCAAGCGCGACTCGTAGCTTGTGAAGCGGCGCGGTTCTTCTGTCACGAAGTCAACCACCTTAAGCAGTGTGCTGTGAACAATCACAGCCGGCGCGTCGCTTAGTTTTGACAAACTGTTCTTGGGTGTGTCCACCACAACGTCGGTGTCGTGCGCGAGTCTGAAGAACAACTTTATTGAGTTTTCGCTGCCGCGCGTGCGCTTCAGTTCATTCAGCAAAACAAGCGCCACGTTGGCGCTGATGTTTTTGTTCAGTTTGAAATTGAACCCAAGGTCACCCATGACAAGATCAAGTGCTGCCTGTGAATCTTCCATGGATGTGATGAATTGGCGATACTTGCTCAGCATCGCATAAGCGTCGCTCTCATACAGGGTTTTGTAGTAGTGCATGATGAAGTCGATAAAGATCGGGTAATTGGTTCTGATGTTGTCTGGGATTGACGATTCAATGTCAAACAGCAATTCAGACGACAGGGGCATCGTGTAGGGGTTTTTCATGGCAGTCTCACTGTAGCGTGACGCTTGTGTTCTTGATGCGAAGGATGTTGCTCTTACTGACACCCAGGTCATTTGATAGCGTGGTGACTTTCAGCGTGAGGGTGCGCGAAATGGTGTTGTCGGGCACAAAAAGCGTCACCACGCCGCGGTCGAAATCAACGGTACCAAAGGTTCCGTTACTCACGACACCGTTCACCACAAGCGAAATCGCCACTTTGCCTGATGCTGGATTCAAGACAGTGAAATACGCGTCGTTGTTGCCGTAAGTGAACACTTCGCTTCTAAACGAACTCAGGTCGTTCTTGAAGTCAACGACGTAGTTTTGATTCAGCGAAGTGATTTTGACCGTGTGGCTCAGCGTGATGCGTGTGTTCACGCGATAGAGGATGTCGCTGTAGCCGTCGAACACGACCTTCTGGTAGCGTGAGAACGACAAGCCGCTGTCGAAGGTGTTGAGTTCGTTTTTGCTGAACTCGTCGCTCCGCTTGATGATGTTTGTGCGAATGGTTTCGCCGTTGACGTCGCGCCCTTCTTTCGTGCGCGTTGCGGTGATGTCGATGTCAAGGTCAATGTATTTTGGATCAACGAACACAATGGACTGACCCACGATCGCGTGGTTTTTTTGCAAGTAGCTTGCAATGGCTTCTTTGGCAGCGTTGGACAGCGTATCGCTGCCTTTGGGCTTGATGGACATGAACAGTTTGCCGTACTGTGACGCGTCATTGTCTACGCTGTTGCTGTTTGATGCCCCGCCCCAAACCGCAATCGAACCGATGTCCCCGAAGTTGTCCAGGACCGCGTACTTGTAATCTTCTGGTGTCACTGCAACCGAACTCACGCGATTGAAGTTCGTGAGGATCGTGCCCAGGACATTGTAATCAACCGACGACTGCCCGCCGCTGGCCATGCTAAGCGTTTCAACCTCAACCGCGTAGTGACCGATGTCGGTTGTGTCGGTTGATGTTGCGATGATGGGTTCAAACACGAACGCGGTGTTGGCTGCACTGCCGTTGGTGATGAAGTAGGTCACTTTGATGAGCTCGTCCAGCTGCGGCTGATACCCAAACTGGTTGCCGCCAAAGAAGATGTGATAATGGCCTCCGATGAATTTCATGTAATAGACGTTGTCGTCTTTGTTTGGGGCCGTGTTGTTGTAGCGCGTGAATTTCGTGAACTTCTGTCCGCCGCCCTTGGCCACTTCAACGAACAGGTAATCAACCGCGATGTTGGGGTCGTCTAACATGTAAGTGTAAGTCACTTCACCGGCAGCGCGAAACGTGGTTGACTTGAACGTACCCTCATAAATTGAAATCTCACCCGTCAGATCACCGTCGGCGTTGCGATCGGTCAATGTGTGCTGCTCTAGTGTGATGAAAGATACTCGTGTGTTGTCGGGTGTGGTTGATGCAAAAAGTGTGCCCAGCGGAACGGTGACATACTGGACTTGTGCAGTGCCTTTCGCAGTCACCTTGATTCGCGCCATGCTCGGGTGTGCGTTCTTAATGAGGTAGCCGTGTCGCAGCGCATGGGCAACCAAACTGTCTGGGTTGCTCGCGGTGCTGGGCACCATTTCGTTGAACAGCATCTTGATGAAGTAGATGTTGAAGTAAGTGTTCCTCGCTAAGATGTCAACCAAAGCCGACAGGTTGCTGCCTTCAAAGTTGTAGTCTTTGAACTTTTCATTGCCCTTGAAGCTCGCAACCAGGTATTGCTTAATCTCGTCAAAGTTGGCATCAAGTTGCATGGTCATTTGGCCCCGTATGAGTTGTCGAATGTCTTGACGACACCCGTCACGGTGTCTGTGTACACAATGTTGATGTCGATACCGTTGCCGGTCAGAATTTGCACGTTCACGTCTTTTACTTTGATGCGCGGCTCGTGGTATTCAAGGACGTGGTGAATCTTTTGCTCAATCTCACCAAAGACCATCTGGTTCGCTTCTTCAAACAAGTAGTTTCGAATGTTGAACCTGAGGACGTCGTTGAAAGCCAAGTCGTGAAGGTTTGTGGTAATCAGTCGACTGATGGCGTGCTTAACTGCGTCGTCGCCTTCAATCAAACCAATGTCTCCACCGGCAGTCTTGGCGAAAGACAAATCAATGTCACTTGACTTCATGGCCCCACCTTCACGTTGCGCGACGCGGTGATGATGATGCTACTGCACTTCAGGCGAGTTGGGTCGCTGATGGCATCAAGTTTGCGAGCTGCGGGCTTGCCGTTGATGCGAACTGTGGCCGATCCAGTCACGGGGAAATCCGTGTGCTTCTTTTTGCCCAGCTTGTGCTCTTTGAAAGCGTCGCCTTTGCGCACTGCCCCTTTGCCGTTGATGCGAACATTGCCGCTGCACGAGTTAGCTTTCGTAGGCATGTACGGCCCATGGCCCATGTTCCAATCGCCTTTGCGCACTGCCCCAAGTCCCATTTTACTTCCCCCCACTTTCGAGCCGTTTGGCTTCGCGTTGTTTGGCTTCGTACTGTTGGGCTTGTTGTGGGTGCGCGGCAGTTTTCTTGTTGCGTAGCGTCTTGCTGATGTCAATGCCCGCCACGTCATGCACCACATTCACGACGATCTTTTCTTTCAATGAACACCACCCTTCACTTCAGTGTCGCGTAGCTTGTTAGCCCGTCAAAACTATTAAGGAACAATTCGTCTAGGGAATTTATCATGTCTGAGAATGATTTCTCAAAAATGAACGCGGGGTCAACTTCGTCCATGTACTGCCCAGTAATCAGAACAAGCGTTTGGGCCACGACACCCACTTTCGTCAAGTCAATCGGCACTTCGTTGCCGTATTTGTCTAGGGGCAACAAAGGCAGCTCGTCCGTTGTTTCGTCCTGCGGTTCGTCGTCAATCACTTCACTGCTGTCGCCGTCTGTGTTGAAGTCACCCACCGCCTGCCCGTAAACGTCTAGGGGCCGAAGTTCACAAGTGATTGACGCGTCACCGACCATCCAGCGGTCAATGATGTCACGGTCTACGCCCTGGGCCAAGACGTCGCTTAAGTTTGTTGTGACATACGCTTTGACATCAGTAACGTCTGAGACTGCAAACGGCACCACGAAAGCATCACTCTCGCTGGTGAACGGCACGTCGATGCTTTCATACTCGCCGCTGCTGTCAACCTCAAAGAAATCAGCGCCCATGAACTCAACCATGTTTTGTGCTAGCGCATCACCTTGAAGTGCATCACCTTGAAGCGTGCCGTCGCTAGCCCAGTTCTTAGCGCGATCGTGGCTGTTTAAGCCCAGGGCGGTAACATCGTATGGGATGGGCATATGCAGTGCCGATATCACGCGAGGATCCACGTTATCGGGCAATGTGTACGCCTTCACAAAGTCAACCAGTCGCGTTTGGGTGATGGGCTTTATGCCGTCGGTTCCACACAGCGTGGTTTCGGGGTGTACATGTACAGTCTCACGCTCATAGTGGTACTGCGTGTTAGCTTCGCCGTCTGTGTGTTCGTGGATGGATAGGCTGTTGTTGTTGTATAGCTGCAAGCAAAACCTTTTGGTGTCAAATCTTGATGGGTTGCTAAGCAGCGAGACCTTAACGGTGAAGAACCACTGAAGCGACAGGGCGAGGGTTTCGTTTTCGAGGGGAACCATCAAATTGGCACTGGGTATCTTGAGCAGACCGAGTGTGTCGATGACCGGGACAGTGCCGCTGATCAGCCCCGCTTCGTTGAATGTTAGCCCGGGCGGCAGCGAGCCGTCGATGATTTCAAACTTCATGGGCTGGGTGCATTTAACCCTGGGCTTCAGAACTTTCAAGTTAAACGACGACTGCGTGCCGCTTGCTGCAACCATCGGTATCGTGATGTCACTTCGGTAAATGAGTGTGCTCATGTTCAGTGTGAGCGCGTAAGACCCAATCAGTGTTCGCAAGCAAATGTAATATTCGCCACGCTGCAAAGTGGTCTGGAAGCCGCTCGTTTCTTTGAACGTGGTTGTGGTGATGATGCCCTTGCTAGCATTCAGCAGCGTCACAGCGACGTTCTTGAGGGGCGTGGTCGATGCGTTAAAAGTCAGCTTCACATAAACGGTGAGTGAAGTTTCAAGCGAAAAGCTAAAGACGCGGTTGGCTGAAGCGTCCAGTGAAACTTCACCCGTGTAGTTGTTGGCGATGGGGGTTACGCTGCCGCCCTCAATCGTTTGCACACAAGTGGCCATTAAAAACACTCCGCGTCAATGTAGTGGGTAAAGGGCAAAGCCTCAACTGCCACGTCAAAGGTGTTGTTGAGGTCAGGTGATCCGTCGCTAAGCGTCGCCACGTATTGGTTCGTGAGACACAAGTCAGGGTCCGTGATGGCGACGTCGTATTCGGTGTCGATGCTAAACGTCATGGTGGACCCCATTGCGGCATAGTGTTTGTCACGAACGAAATCAAAGTAACTCCTGGTACCCATGTGAGCATCGACTTCAACATGGACTTGGGTTCGAAGCGGAAAATCTGATCGAGTGCCCTCAGCAGCTTTAAAAGCAAACCGTTCGCGCCGAAGTATCATTTTCGCTTCATTTGCCGCGTACCGGTGAACGAACCTAAGGCCCTGGGCAGTGCTTAGGGTCAAGTGCGCCGCTTGGCCCATTGACGCCGTGTGGGTAAAAGTGTCTAGGGTGAAGTAGGGCTTTTTGGTTTCGATGACCACGTTGCCAAGCGTCAGTGTCGCCCCGCGCGTCAGGTCCACGTTGTAGTGGTGCGTCAACGTCATCTTTGCAGACTGTCCGCTGTGCGCAAGCAATTCAATCGACGCTTGTGGCTTTCTGTAGAGTTTTGATTCGTCACCTGAAGCAAATTTAAACGACATGAAGCGAACCACCGACAGGCGCATCGACGCAGCGCCAAAGTTTGTCTGGTTGCTGTTGTTAGCAATGTTGTGGGTGATCGCTTGCGGCGTTGCTGGGTAAGTCGTGAGTTCAAAGTTGGCCCCGTAACGATTGTTGTCGTTGCCGTGTCGCAGATCAACATCAAACGAACGGTCGGTCAGGGGACAGCAAGTGTTGTAGTTCAAGTCAATGTAGAGTGTTTTGAAGGTTCGGATGTGGCTTGAAGCTTCAAACGACGCCGCCATGGGCAGTTTAGCTGAGATCATGACCCGCAAATTGAATTCAGATGAACTGCCGTCTGTGGCCGATTGACCCAAAGTGACGGGCGGGCGAAGTGTCAGCTCAGTTGACGCGTGTTCACCGTGGAAGTAGTGCTCGGGGAAAGTCACTTCACTTGACAGCGAGAAGCCAACACAGGTGCCCTCGCGACCTACGAAGCGATCGTTCTCACTCAAGTGTGCAATCGACACAGACTCGCCGCTTAAGCCTTTTACCTTGAGCCCGTAGCTGGGTGCTATGCGAGCGGCAGTGGCAAACGACATCAAGCCCTGGGTTTCAATGCGCCACGCATCACGCGACAACAGGTTCAAACTTGCGCGGTAACCGTCTTTGGCTGTTGTTGAGATCAGGATGTCTTTTGACAGCGACGCCGATGCTTTTTCACCGAGCGCGAAATCAAAGTGTATGCTTGACGTTGGGCTGTCGGTGATTTCAAAGACAGCTTCACTGCCGTCGTGTGCAAGTGCGCTTAAGTGCGGTTCAATTGAGATTGTGGTGTGGGCGTGCTCACCGCTTGCGGCAAGTAGCTGCAAAGCAGCAGACCCAGGAACAGCAAGTTCGTTGATGCGTGCGACGTGTCCATCTGATGCTGTGAGTGTCACGTGGGGCGATTGAGACAGCGCCAAGGACACAACATCGCCCACACAAGCGACGGTTTTCAAAGCAGCGGTCGCGACAAGTGTTGTTTGTGCGTGCGTGCCTGTGTAAGCGTCAAACTTAATCGTTTGGGCGGGCGGTTTGGTGATGGCGGCAGTAGATTGCACCCCGTGGCTTAGCGCAAGCGACACGCCACACGCGGCCGTGACTCTCGCATAGCTCGTGGTTGAATCAGACGCGGTCAGCTCAAGCGTTTTCACAACGGGCTGGATGAGCGTGAAGTTCTGGGTGCTGGATCCCAGTTGTGCGCTCGGTGAAAAGTTGACCTGTATTGAAACGCGAGCGGCACTTGATTGCCCGTCATATGCTTGCATCGGCAAGCGAACGATGGGTGAGGTGTTTAGTGTCAGCGTCGACTTCAAGCCGTCGTTCACTTGTGCGCTAAGGTTGCGCTCGCGATAGATGTTGAAGTGCGATTGTGCGCCGTCAAACGCCTGTTGTGGGATTTTGCTTGACGGACCCGTTGATGGGTTAAAGACGAAGATGATTTCGCTGTCGCTTGGGTCGTGTGTGTCGCCCCCAGGCGTGAAGATAAAAACTATGTCGCTGTGCTTAAAGCGGTTATTCTTGAAGTAAAACGTAATAAAACCGCTTTTATAGTCCGTCGACTCTGTGGGGTCGTCGCTGTAGGTGAAGATAAAAGTCAGGTCGTTGTCATTCACTTTTATCTTCACCTGTTTGATTTAGACGATGACACTCCGTACCGGGGCGGTAATTTGTGCGCCAGACTCAAGGCTCACGGTGATATTTAAGTCGCGCTCAACGTCTTCGCGATATGTGAAATGTCCCGTGCTGTCTGATCTCACCCGCCCTAGGTACTCACCTGAATTGTGGTCGAAGAAAAACACGTTGCCGCTTTGCGGCTGATTGTTTTCAAGTAACAAGCCCTGCACTGCAAACAAGGTTGGGTTCATGCACAGGATGTCCAGCAGCAGTGGATCTAAGGCTCGGTTGAAACTGTACAGGGCGCTGAGTGTCACATCGACGTCATCAATTTCGTGTGTGGTGGACAGCAAGTGCGTTGACAGGACGCCGTTCATGTTGATGGGTGTGACGACGTCGATTGTCGCGGTGCGCTTGCTAAACACCTCACCTGATGTTTCGTGGTACACTGTGACGGTGAGCAAGTTGTCTTTCTTTCGCAAAGTCAGAACAGACGCCACGCCCGGTGTGAGTGTGATGCCCGTGTCGTTGATGTTGTTGTTCTGCCACAGCCTCAATTGACCGCCGTACAGTCCGATGGCAAGGCCGTTAAACGGCTGTGAGCGATTCATGTCGCTGTAGATTATGAAGTTGTCGCCCCGCGCATACGAAAAGACGATGAACAGCGTCGCGTCGCCGCCGAAGTCTGTGAAGTTGTATCCGATGGGTGAGGCACCCGTGCTGCCGTCAGACGCGCTCACGAGGTGGACGCCGCCGCGCCCGATAAACTGCCGACCGTGCTTCAAGTAGTTGCTGAACTTCACAATCTGCGGCATGGCTTTGTAGTCAATCACAAAGCTCCCGTGATCACAGTTGACCACGCGCGACTTGCTGTTGCCAAAGTGTACCCGGTTATACGCGCCGCTCAGGGCCATGAACGATTCAAACGACCAGCTCCTCACAAGAAGCATGTACTTTTCACTGGGCGTGAGGTCACGGTCAAACAAAGACAGGTTGTTGATTCTGACGAGCAGGGTATCATGATTTTCACCAAACCACGTCTTTTGTCGCCGACCGAGCGTGAGTGTGTTCGACACGAAGCCTGTGTCTGGTATGTATGGGTAAGCGACGCCGTCAAGCCAAAGTTCATTGTTTGCAAGGTACAGCGAATGGCCCACGTCACACGCGACAGGCAGCGTCAGGTTACCGCACTTGAGTGACACCCAGTTGCTGCCTTGTTCGGTTAGCGTGACGAGGGTGCCGAACACGTCAAATTGAGTGCTGCCGACCGTGTCCTCTAGCTTGACATCAGATAAGGTGATGGGCGTTTTTAGTGCCAATTCAACATAAAAATAGTCGCCCTTCACGACAAGCCTGTTTTCGTTGCACCCGAGTGTTCTTTTAACGCCGTTGCTGTCTATCGTGTAGATGTTTTCGATTGTGTAGAAGTCGTCGTCGCAGTGGTATCTGATGTAGGTACATGTGAGGTCGCTCACTGTGACTTCAAAAAGGGTACTGGACACTTTCGCGACACTTACCTTTGGGTCGCTTGCGCTGTGCGTGAACGACCCGTCCTCATTTAGCGTCACCGTGAACACTCGTGGGTGCTTGATTTGCGGATCAAAGTTCATGACTGTGTGCTGGGAAGTGAAGTCAAGCCCTTCGATGAAAACGCGGTAAGTGCCGCTCTCAGGTATCGTGACGTGAAAAGTGGCTGTGCCATCGGGCATCACAAGCACCGAATTCGCAGATCTGAACGACATGACCTCAACGTAGTTTGGGGGGCTGCCTGTGTAATAGCCGCCCGCGTCATACTCACACTCTATTGTCACGACGTCGTCGTACACGGTCGATTCTTTCTTAGCCAGAAAGTTGTACGTTGATTGACCACTCTGGTACTTCAGGACAATCTTACCGCCCGCGACCACGTCGAAGGGGTTGTTGTTTTCAATCACCCTGCCCTTGTTGTTCAAGCGAATGGCTTTCGCGTTTGATGAACCCGTCACCGCAAAGTTCATGAAAAGTTTTTGCTTGCTTGCTGCTGTGTATTCGTACCACCGTTTGTAGATGACGTTGTTGCTGATCTCTGAACCCACGACGAGCGACGGTCGACACAGTGAATTGTTTTGGGCAGTGGCACCGAGCAGGGTGGGCACGTCCGCCAATCCTTGATGCTGGATGAAGTGGCCTGCCAGATACTTGCTACTGTCGTTCAAGTCAAAGAACAGCACCGCGGGCGTTTCACTGTCAGGTTCGACGATCATATTCACCGCATCAAACAGAAACAGCGCCGATGGACCCATCTCAACCAACGTGTCTTGGATGTTCTTCATTTTATCGCCTGGGTTGTGTCCTGTGAAGGGCGATTGCTGGCAATCTCGTGCGCTCTAAGGCGGTTGTACAGGTCACTCAGGCACAAGTCCTCCACCACGCCGGTGAACGTGTCGTATACGCGCACTCTCGCGGTTCCAGTCAAGCAGTTGACCGACTTACCCCGAATGCCGCCGCCCTTGGTTGCTGAGGTTGAGATCTTCGAACCCTTCTTACCCCCGTCCAGCAAAATGTCCCCCACGTTCCATCGGCGAACGCCAATTTGCAGCCACCAGGGCAGGCATTCATAAATCGTCTTGATGCGATCTAGGACTTCGGTTGCTTGCGACTTCTTGTTGGCTAGGATGGCGATGGAATAGTCTTCATTGAACATGGCCAAGTGAAGCAGGTAGCCCGCCACTGTGGTAGTGTTGTGGCTCAAGATTTCGTTCGTGTAGAACGTGTGCGGTGCAGCGATCTGCAAATCGTACATGGGCACACGTTCGGCAGTCTCAATTACATGTGTGACAGTTGCGGTGCCGCCGTTCACCTTGATCGTTTTGTTCAAGGCGTCTTTGACTGCTACAGTGTCGCCGTTTGCGTCAATCAACAAGTGATCGTCTGCTGCGTACAAAAAGTGACCGGCGTCTGTCACCAGCACGTGAACGATATAGGGGACAGTTGTCATGATAGCTTGCACGTCAACGAAACCTTTATCGGTCAAAACCTCGTAATCGTCAACGATCTGCATTTCTGTAAACTTGCGCACGAATAGACTCCCAACAAAAAGCCCCGCTGTTGCGAGGCTTGTTTGTTACTTAACCCGCGATTAGGCCAGCGGCTTAGTGTAGCGGCTGCGGACGTTGTTGACTGCGAAAGTCACGTTCACTTCAGCGACCTGATCGTTGCTGTCCCACGCCAGGGCAATTTCACCGACGTTTTTCGGATAGATGTCTGACAGGACATAGATGGCTTCAAGCTCATCATCACGACCGAGTGCCCGAACTGTGGCAGTGCCCATGTAGTTCGCGGGGTTCATGAGCGAACGAGAAGTCGTGTTTGTGTAAACACCCAGCATCGCTTCCATCCAGAATTCAAACAAGCCGCGTGACTTGCCGTTTGAATCCATGATCAGCGTAACTTCCCAATCATCCAGAGTCACGTCGCCGTTCACTTTCAGCTTGCGACCTTTGTACGGCAGTTCAATCTCACCGATTTGCATCGATGGAATTTTAGTGCCCTTGGCCATGAAAGAGACGTGGTCTTTGATGGCTTGCAGGTTCGTGATGTTGTTGGCCTTGGCTCGGGTGGCGTCGGCGCCTTCAGGATAAATCTGCTCATTTGGAGTGTACTTGGTGATTTCGTCAATCGCCTTTGGAAAGGTGAAATTCACCTCATAGCGGTTTGGGCGAAATCCTCCACCTGAAAGCTGGTTCAAGAATTTACCTACGTCAGCATTGTTGGACATTTAGTGCCCTCCTTTTTTGTTAGTTACCCAGGACTTCGTCGAATGACTCGTTGGCACCCAAGACGCTGTATTTCAGCATGATCCATTGAATGGACTGGTAGGGCTTGAATGCGATGTCACACACGAAGCCGCCGGTTGAGACTGTGTAAGCGTCGTTGTTTGATCCGTCACACACTACGCGAAACGCTTGCAAGCCGCCCTGGGTTTGAATGTTTTCAAGCAGCGGAGTGACGCCGCTCACGAAGTTGTTTCGGGTGCGCTGGTCGTTTGATTCAAACAGGGTATATTTGGCTGAGTCGCGAGTCAGGTTCTTGATTGAGATGGTCAAGAAGCGAGCGCCCAGGTAGGTGAAGGGACTTTCACGCTGTTGCAGCGTCTTGTCGCCCATCAGGTACACTGCGCCATCATCGGTGATGATGTTGTTGATGCCTTTCTTCTGGAAGGTTTCCATGGCGAGGCGGTCAGGCGAGTACATGAGCTTGACCACGTTCGTCAGGTTACCGCGAACATAACCGGCAGCGGATTTCCACGGGCCGTAGTTGGCGTGAGTTCGCGCCCATGCGCCTGCGACAGAAGCGTTGCACGGGATAATGCGGTATACGCTGTTGTACTTGTCATAGACCAGTTTCGCGTTGTTGTCCATCGACATGACGTTTGTTTTGGTGGTGGTCGCGGTCCAAGTGTCCAGAATGGCTTGTTCAATTTCAGCGGGCGTGGTGTGCAGGAAGTCACTGATCTTCGGTGAGCAGAACGCCACGCGCTTCTCGCTTTTCAGACAGCCCGCTTCAATTGCTTGCAGAACAGTCAGTCGGTGCGCATCGGAACCACAAGCGCCGGCGATGATGATGTTCAGGCGATTGTCCTCAAGCCCACACAGAATAGTGTAAGCGTCAGCATAATCGCTTGCGGTGCCGATCGAATCGGTAACGCCGCCCGACAGGGTGACTGTGTACTGGGCGTTGATGGGCGCGAAAGAAACACCGGCCTTGGCTGCTGTGCCCCACGCGGCTTTGTCGCCGTTTGTGTTCGACACCAGGGTGCCGCCCAGCGGAACGCCGGCATAGATGTAAGACGAGCGAGCGTTCAGCGTGGAGACGTAATAGTTGTTGACGCCCAGGTCGCTCTTGGCGTCGAGGCATTTTGAGAGGTTTGCGAATGTTTCAAGTACCGTACCCGGTGCGCCGGTGATTTCACCCAGGGCATCAACCACCACGATGCACAGCTCGTCGTTTGGGGTTTCGGTTGAGCCAGCGTTAGTGAACACTTGCTTCGCGTAGTTGGTTGAGCTTGGCGCGCGGTCAAACAGGTTCCGGTAAGCCCAGGTGCTGAAGTTGCTTTGGTCGGCGATGCTAACCAGCAGACTGTTGCCCAGCTCACCTGGGTAACGTGCATAGAACTCCTGGTCAAGTGCATCGGTTGCTTGCAGGACGTTGAAGTGGGTGTCGCTGCGGATCATGCGCTCAGCGTCATAGTCACCCGTTGAAGTTGCGTTCGCGTCGTTGCTGCCGCTGTGCAATACGCGAACCACGTACAGGGCATTCGACGATGCCAGGAAGTCGCTTGCGCTAAACCAATCGGCGAAGTTTGCGTCGGTGGGCTTGCCAAAGGATTTTTCAAGCTCACTCACAGATGAAATCAGTCGGGGCACGCCGATCGGTCCCCAAGTGAAAGTTCCCGCGATACCGCCGGCACTGCCCTCAGGACTCGCCACGGAACTTTGGTAGTCCTTTTCTTGTGTCAGTACGCCAAAAGCCATTTTTATTCTCCCTCACGTTGGGTTGTTTTCGCAAATTACTTAATCAAGTCAGTTCGATTACTTAAGGCGGGCAGCAAGTAAGACGTGTTCACCGACCGTCCTGTGTAGTCATCGACGAATCCAAAAAAATTCACTTCACTCAAATCTTTAAGAACAATCTTATTTACGTCCACCCCATATAGATCGACAAAGTAGTCCTCGCCCGTGAGCCAAGCGAACAGAACCAGTGTCATGGACGTGTCGTCGTGCTTGCCGCGCTCAGCTTGATAACGACCGTTCACAAGTGAAAAGGTCATCAGCTCGTCAATGGTGTTCGTGTCGTTGATTAACAGCAAATTGTGTTCAATGAGATCTTTTAGGCGCGAGCAGCCTTTGCTCTTCGTTTTGGTAGTGGTGGTGACACCCATCTGCTGTTTTCGTGCTTGCCCATCAAGAACTGCCTCGCCGCGGTTGACGTTCGTGAACAGGATGTTCTCATTCTCGAATGTGAACCACAGCGTGTCTAAGATCAGTGCTCCGCTTGCGTGATTGTTCTCAACCACAACCAGTGCTTCATTGTAGCGACGCGACAAACGGTCCACCGTGATGGCAGCCGCTTGTGGTGGGGTTTTGTCATCGCGGAAGATTGCCACTTGCTTGTAAGGTGTTTCGGTGATGTCGATGACGTTGCAAACCGTGTAGTCTAAGCCCACTCCGTTGCTTGAATCCACGATCAGAACATACCGTCGACCTTCTTGTGGGGCTTCAAACTCACTGTAGACGTCGCCCTCAGTGCGGGTCGGGTTTTGGGCTGTGAGCTTAGCCAGTGCTTCACCGCTTATCAGTGTCCTTGAGCTGCCCAGGAACTCACAGTCATACTCAACACGAAATCGCTGTGCGCCGATGTTTGCGCGAGTGTCAATCTCCCACTGGGGGTTGATTGCAGGATCGCGCCGCGGGTGCTCTTGCCACTTGATGTGGTAGGGTTTGAACGCATTCAGTCCGCGGGTAGCTTCACTGAAGATCTTGTAGAACAGATTCAAGCCGTTGGGTGTGCTCGTGATGATTAGTTTTGTCTTGTCAGAACTTGAGATTGTCGGGTAAGTGCTAGCGTAAAATTCGTCCGCGTTCTCAACGAAAGCAAATTCGTCCAAGTAGACACAATTTGATGTCTTGATTCCGTTGGCCATGAACGATCGGCGTGGGAACACGTCAACCACGTCAAACACGTCGACGAGGCCGCTTTTTAGCGCGACAGCGGTTACTTTGACTTCGCCTTGGGTGTTTGCACCGCCGTACAAAACATCGCCTACAGCCACGCGATCGGCGGGGATGCTGTCGGTCTTTGTGATGTAGTGCTTATGGTCGCAAGTTGATTCAATGCTGCCCACCACGTCGCCCACCGTGTAAGCAATGTCAATCGTTTGATGGGCGGTGTCTTTTTTCATTCCGCGAAAGTGACAATACCCATCATCAGTCTCAATGAGGTATCGGTCGTTCTTGACGTACATGAGATCTACCTTGGCGCTTTCTCATATTTTACAGCCACAAAAAAGCCGCTGTGGTAGCGGCTCGTTTGCGTCACTTCTTCTCACTCAACAACCCATCAACCTCATTCAGAAACTCGATGATTGAAATACAGTTGAGGTACTGGTCGCCGGTGAGCTTTGACTTCTCGCTGGCTAGAAGTTTGCGCAATTGTTCTGCGACAAGACCAAACCCCCTACCGTGTGACTCATAGAGGGTTTTGTTGAGTTCGTTCGTGAACATTTACTTCATGAGCCCCTTCAGCGATTCAACTACCTTAGCCACATCGGGCGGCAGTACGCTAGACGACCCTTCAATCAGAATCACAGACGCGCTGATCGCGCTTTTGATGTTGTCTGCGATGTCTGGGTAGCTGTCGGCGGGGATATCGGTTACGTTGGCACCAATTTCGTCCACCGGAACACCGGCAACGATCGCATCTGTCGGGTCGCCGCGAACCATGGCTTTTCCATCGGCGGGCTCACGTCCCTCTTTAAGTTCATCCAGAAAACGCTTGAAACTCATCATGAACATCACTCCCAATTTTGGTTGACTGTTGCGTAATCACAGTTCTATTTAAATCAGAAAAATCACCACTCTTTGATGTTGCTGCCGCGGTGAGCTTTTTTCATGTTGCGCAAGAAATCCTTGAAGTCATTGTGCATGTTTTTTGAAATGTACGCTTCGTTGTCGTGCTTGCGAATGGTTGGGCTGGCAGCTTCACCGTTCACTTGAGGCAACGTGTCTTTGCTGTGATCTCGCGTCACTTGCTTCTGGTTGCACTTTGGGCAGGGCGCGTCGGTGAAGAAGCGATCGCTGTACCCGGTTGTCACAGCCGCGCCCTGTGGATGTTGGCAGTTGTTGCAGATGTAAAACGCCACAGTTAAAACCCTCCGATTTCGATGACTTTGCTGAGGCGATGGGTAATCAAGTAGTTCATGGTCTTGCCCCGAGCAATTTCTGCATTGTCGAACGCTTGCAAAATGATTTCTTTGATGTGAGCTGGGATCAGCGACAAGTCAATCAACTGCCGGTTCGTGTTGAATCGTTCGAGCATGTCCAGCGACTCACAAAACGACTGGGGGTCGTGTTCGTTCTTTTTCCATTCGTTGATGGTGGTCGTCAGTAGCGCCTTTTGGCGAACTGAGTTCTTAAAGCAGTCACCAGGACTCACGATGTTTGGGATACCGTCGCTGTCATCGCCGCGACAAATGTGATGGAACAAGTCGTACCCATCTGAGTCAATGATGCCGCGCTTGAAGTGGGGCGACTCCTGGACTTTGATTAGTGGGTGCAGTTGCTTGTAGTCCTTGTCGCCTGAAATCAAAACCATCTTGTCGTCGTTGCGGTGGTGGCACAGCGTTGCGATGATGTCGTCGGCTTCACAGCGGTCTATGCGCAAATTCACACAAGGTAGGTTTTCTTTGAACTCATCAATCAAACGACTGTACAGCGAAAAGAACGCTTTGAAATCTTCGCGCTCGCTGTCGCTCATGCGCTTGTTCTTTCGACTCCACTTGTAATGCTCGAACAAGTCGTTGCGCCAGTAATTGCCGGCGTCGTAGATGAGAACTGGGTCACCGAACTCGCGGTACTTTTGTTTGAAGTGCAACACCTTCAACAAAATGTACGATCGCAGCATATCGATGTCATTGCCCACCGCGAACTTCGCTTCAAAGGCGAGTGCGGACATGTCAAACAAAATCATGATCTTTACACCATTCTGGTCTTGTTTTTATTTAAGGGGCTGGTCAGTGACAATTCAATCTTTGCTTGGATGGAGCGAAATGTGCGCTTTTGCAAGTAAGCCGTGACGTCACTTATTCCGCTGTTTGACAAGTCGTTCAAGTCTTTCACTCGCTTGCCGTTCACAGTGCGGTTCAGCGTTGCTCTGTCGTACACGACTACCCGATAGCCACAGTCAATCGCCTTAACCAAGTCGCGGTTAATTTGCGCGTTCGTCAGGTAGTCCATGTCGTAGACGAGAACGAAGTCGTCGGTGTGCTTTTTGATTTCACTGACACAGGATGTCAAAGCGCCTTGGTTTACCGAAATGCCGTTGCGCACGAACAGGCTGTCAAAGCCGCCTTCGGTGATGTAGACGGTTTGCTTGAAGTTAGCCTTATCCAATCCAAAGAACTTGGGTTTGCTGTCGTCTAAAGCCAAAATCAGATAGCGAAAGTTGTCGCCGCCGTTCAGTATCCGAAGTTGAATGTGTGTGATCACACCATCAACGTCACGGAAGGGCAGGACAACGGCACACAAGTTGTCGCTGTAGTCGCGACCTGCGTACTTTTCAACTTGCTTCGTGATCTTGTTGATGTTGTCTACGAAATACAGATCGCGCATCTGCTGATCGCTTAAGCCGCGCCCCAGCAGGTAGCCGTGGCCGTCGTGGTCACCGGTGGCGGGTTCACACACGTCTAGAATCTTGTCGTTTGCCCGTCGCTTGAACTCACCGGCAGCGTCCACTTTTACGTCTGTGACTTTTCGCGTCGGCTGCGTGGGTGCGCTGTTGTGCGTGAGTGTCTCTTTCACGTAATCGTCGTAGAGGGGTGGGCTCACTCGCTTCAGGAAGTTTCTGAAAGACAGTGACTCATTACAGTTCCAACACTTGAAATAGTATCGACCGCTGTCCTCGTAAATGTATCCGCGTTTCTTGCTTTTTGACTTTTGGCTGTCGCCGCAAATGGGGCAGCGGAAGTTATAAGTCGTGGCGCCGTTTGAAGTGAACCCTTCAAGTTGGCTGCCGAGTATTCGAATAAAAGCAACGTCTGAAAACATAAAACTTCCCTCGGATTAATAACAAAACAATCCATCAACCTAGGAGCAACAAATGGAAAAGTGGCTGCAAGACGTCAACGCGGTGGCAACACCTGTAGGTTATGTGCATCCCAAGACAGGTGAGCTGCTGAAGGCAGTTCGACTTGACATTCCCCCAGCAAAAGATAACAGCGTTGGCGAAGATAAGCCAGAAGAAGTAGCCCAAGGTCACAAAGTTGAAACCAAAAGTGATCCCGCGGTAGTTGATGCTGGAACCGAGGGTGACCCTGTGGTAGTTGATGCTAACGCCGACGCTGGAACCGAAGGTGATCCTGCGGTAGTTGATGCTGACGCCAAAAGTGACCCTGTGGTAGTTGATGCTGGGACCGAAAGTGACCCTGTGGTGGTTGATGCTGACGCCAAAGTTGATGTGCCCCAGCCCACAAGTGAACCCAAAAAGCGAGGCAAGGTCAGTAAGTGAACTGAGATTCGGAGAACGTCGTGGATCGAAAAGCCCTTAGATGTCACATGGAAAATTTGGGGTTGTGGATGTCAACAGACATCGACGCCATCTTTCGTATGATTTCGTATGTGAAAAACGACATTGAAATCCTACGCGGCGACATCCACAGCGACGTTCACCCGAAGCTAATTTCGCGATTGATCACCCTGCACAACCAGATGGGTGACTTGATGCTCATGTCAACCATGTACCATTTATTGTCGCTGGACGACATGCTGTATGTAAACACTTATTTCACATTCTTGGGCAAACGCTGGACGCCCTTTCCGCTGCTCGCGAATCTTTACGTTGTTCTTGAGCAAACTTGTCCGCAGTACAAGCCCACAGTCAATCGTCAAAGTCGTTGAACCGCTCAGCCAGAACCATGCCCACCGCACGTTGTGTCACCGACGTGTCGTAGGTGTGGAGGTACACGAGGTCAAGGTAGTTGTTTGAGTAGGTGTTGACTTTGTAGTACCCATCTTGATCACACAACACCTCAGACAACAAGACTGCCGTGTAGTGATCAAAGACACGAACCGCGCACCCAACCACAGGCTGCCCTTGAACGGTGACGCGACCCTGTAGCATCATGCGCTGATCGAAGAATGCTCTAGCGGACAGCTCACCTTCATTCAATGCGCGGTTGTACACTGCAAGGTGAGCCATGATGCCTGTCGTTGTCAAGTTTGAAGGGCTGGCACCCATGACGTTGACCACGCCGTAGCTGTCAATGAGCGGGCCGCTGTCGACGATCTTCTCAACCACCATAAGTCCATCGATGTAGATCGTCGCGACGTCGCCTTTGCGGACCAATGCAAAGTGTCGAAGCTCGCCGTCGTTGTAGCGCATCTGAACGCCGTTCACCGAATACAGCGGACAAGTCAAATAATCACCGTCCGCGAACACAACCTGCAAACCCCCACGAAAATCACTGTTGCCCGCGCGATTGCATTCAACCGTGATGCCGCTGTAAGGGTGGTTGTTTTCGGTAGCAGTGAACAGGATGCAGCGGTTCTCGTTTTTAAGTGAAAACCAAAATTCAAGTGTAAAGTCACCGGCAGGGTTAATCAGCGGCGTGTTTGCGTTTGGGCCGTCAATCTTGAGTGTGGCGCCGGTGAATGATGTGCCCTGCTCACTCATCACCCTCGTGTCAATTTTGACGTCCTTTTGAACCAAACTGATCTCACTGGTGCTGTAGTAGGCTGAGCCCAGGTTGCTCTGTGAGTTTGCAAGCGTACCGTTCACATACAGCGAGGCTCGGTTGTTGGGTAAACTCTTGTCGCCTGAGAGGGGAAGATAGACGTGCGGCTGTTGACGCAAGATGTGATCGATGTACCGCAGCGTTTTCTTGAAGCAGTCGCCCACTTGGCGTTCAGTTAGCGCGTAGTCAAAGACAGCAAACTGGTCAACGGTGAGTGGTCCTGTCTGCCTGTCGTCAAGCGTCAACATGTCGTAGGCGTCTCTGTTGCCGCCAATCAAAATTGAGTTTGGGTTCTCGGCACTGTAGGGGGTGTGGGTGATGTCGCTCACGTCGTCAATGCAAAGCATTCCGTTGATGTACAGGCGTCGGACAGTCTTATACAGCCCGTTCGACAATTTCACCGACTTTTGTGTCACCGTGACGTGGTGAACGGCGTCGTAAAAGTCCCAGATCTTTTCAATCTCGTACTGCCCTACGAAGCCTGGAAGTGACAGTTCAAAGTAGCGATCAAATGCTGTGTAGACGAGGACCAATTGAACGGTGTTGCCCTTGCGAAAAAGTGTGCGCCTGTAAGTGCGGCTGTCGATGCCGTAGGTGGGGACGTAGTATTTTTCAGTTGATGGATCCCAAAGCAGTTGCGCCAGGCTGTCTTGGTAGGGCGGTCGCTCAAGTTTGAATAAGAACGAAACGCTGAAGTCTGTTTTGATGTTGAGCGATGCGCTGTGCAGTACCTCAATCAATGTTTTCACATACGGGAAGTTGGCTGCCGCGTTGTAACTGTTGTAGGCAAACATGAATGAATATTGTCGCGCGGAGACTTCACGTGAAACTAGGGACTGGACGCCCATCATGTAAGATCGCGTCTGTGGGCTAAGCGCATCACACTCGACGATGCCGTAATTGTTGTTGAGTGACTCATCAAAAATATGTTCGCTCGTCAAGACACCCGTTGCTCGGTTAAACGAATGGTCGTCGTCAAACGTCAGAAAGCAAACGGGTTTTAAGCTCTTGATGTGCGTCTTATAACCTGACATGCGAGTGAGTCCTCCATCTACTCGCCTTAGTTATCACGCCATGGTCTTGAAAGGTTCGCCGTAGCCGTTGATGATCCTAAAGTTAGCGACAGCACCGTGCAGGGTATACGCAGCGTTGTTCTTACCGCCCAGGATGATCTGTGGTGATTTTGTGCTGTAGTTTGTTGTCAGGGCACTGCCGCCCCTGAACGCATCGTCCACAATGAGAATCACTTCATTGCTTATGCGTGAGAATTTCAACTTGTAAAGCGTGTTCACCAAAGGCGTGAAGTTGTTGAACGTCACGGTGTCAAATTTCAGCTTGCCGCTCACCAGTTCAATGTTCCACGAGGTGCTGTTGCTCTTGGCGTCAACAAGGGTGCAGTCGTAAAGCTCATTGAAGATGACGTCCACAGCCACTGTGAAATCACCGGTCCCAAATTGGGTGATTTCGTTAATCTGATTGAATTTGGCAGGCATCACTGCCGTATTTCCGCCAAAGACTTTGAACGCGGTGATGGTCGCTGTGCTGTTGTACACAAAGATGTCGGCAGTGGTGGGCTGATCGTTGTCGGCGCGAACCACGATTTCATTGAAAGCGTAGGTGGTGGTGGTTGCTTGCGTGTTGTCGAATGTGATCTTGATGTCGTTCGTTGCCTTTGTGGTGACGGGCACTTTCCACAGTTGCGTCATCGCACCGCCACTCGCCACACTGTATGCGGCACAGTAGCTTTGATCGCTTTCGCGGCACAAAACCACCACCTTGTTCACGCCGCCCGCAGTGAACGCGATACCCGCCATTGCGCTTGCGTCTGTTGTGGTGTAGCTGAACGACATCCGGGCTGCGAAATGGTCGCTGGGCGGCGTGAAGTTCGTCACGTCAACGTACCCATCACCGGTGCCAGACGAAGTGACCGTGATGGCGTTGCCGCTTGAGCTAAACGACTGGGTACGCGACCCGACAGCAGTCAGGTTGGTGGTGGGTGGGTTTGTAGCAAACAAGTTATAGATCAAATCACCGCCTTTCTTTTTGAACGTGTACCCTGCGGGGGTGATGAAGTTGCTGTCAAACAGCCACAGCAGTCCGCGATCGTCGCGAATGGATGTCATGCTGTGTTCATGATGCGAGTATAGGTCACTTGACGACAGTAGGTTGTACTTTTCGTCGTAAGTGTCCATAAGAACCACGTCACCAATCAAACCCGCGAACCCAGCATCTGTGGCGCTGTCCCACTTGTTGATGCCCAGCCGCAAAAGTTGTGTCATGGCAGGAAGGCTTGGGTTGAAACTCGCACTAGACGCCATCAGTTGACCGTTGATATACATGTAGAACGGCGCAGTGGTTGAAGTCGTGGGCGGGCACGATACAGTGACGTAGTAATCGCGAAAAGGCTGGATGGTGATATCGCCTGTTATCGACTCAAGGTTGCCGCGTGAAATGTACACTTTGCGCGGCGATGGCGCCCCGTCACCGAAGACCATGAAATAGAAGTTGTTGGTGGTGAAGGATGTCTCACCGGTAGATAGCAGCGTGTGATACTTTCCGACAGTCAGTGTGTCGAGGTTGAACTTGAATGAAATCACCCAGCCGCGATTGTTGTTGACACTTGGGTAGATGTTCAGTGCCCGGCTAAGCGACAGCGACACGCCGTCGCGTGCTGCAAACATGTTGCGATAATATGCTGCGTTGCCGTCGTTCACTGCCCACGTTTCACCGTTGTAGATGTCGGTTGTGTCTACCTTCAGCGGCAGCTTTCGAGTAGGGTTCGCGGTCACAGTGAGGGTCAGTGATTTGTTGACTGTGATTGCTGTGCCCACCGGCGGCGTGAATGTGAAACTGTATGTCAGTGAATATGTCCCCGGCTGAAAGTTGCCGTATAGTTGTGACCCGTCGTGCGTCAATTGACCGCTGCCGCTTGAGAATACAGCCGTGGTCCTTTTACCGCCCATCGCCGGCACACAGGGAATGGAAACAAGGCCACTCAAGACCGACAGGTTGTCGGGCGCATACACTTCACACTTGAAGCTCGTGTTTGCCACTGGGCTTCGGCTTTCGACCATTTTGCGTTCGTACAGACCGTTCACCGGCTTGGCCAACACGTCATAGGTCAAGTTTTCGTCAAGGTAGGGGATAGTGAATCTGCCGCTCGCGTCACTGACTGTGGCTGCGAGAACCTTTTTCGTGATGCTGTGTACCACCGAAACGTCACACACCAGGGGACTGTTTTCAGTTTCAAACGTATAGCCGTTGAACGTGCCGGTGCCCAGCGGCCCCATCAGTTGTTCATTGGTGCTAAGGCGTGCGTATGTGTTCAAAGCCTTTGGTACTTGTGGCGCGAGTGAATCAAACGACACCGGCACTTCAACCAAATCCAACATCTTAAGTTTCGGCAGTTCAACGTCAACGAAAGTTAGCAAAGGGTAAACCATGTCTGGGGCGCGTGCTGCTGTTGTCAAGCGGTAGTCGTTGATGTATCCGTTGAAGTTGTCTAGACCCAAGTTATTTGGATATTGACAAATGCCCAGTCGGGCGCTGCCTGGGGTGAATTGCATCACGTCAAGATTTGAAACTGTGTAGCCGTACAGCTCTTCATTGATATAAAATGAATAGACGGCACCTTTGCGAATCAGCTTGTAGTTCAAAACCGTGTTCAGTGGCGCACAGTTGCCCTTCAGGTTAATTTTTAACGTGTACACGTTTCCCGTGCCGTTGAAGGTGTTGAAGTCCACGAACTTCGACACAGTGTTCACATGAACTTCGACACTGTGGCTGCCTCGCGTGCTTTGTCCACTGTCGATGACGAGAAAGTTCAACCAAGTGTTGGCTGTGGTGGTGAAGTAGAACTGTGCTTCAAGCGTGAAGTCTTTGCCCTTCAGATTGAACTCAGACCCAAGCGACGTGAGGGTCAGGCACTGACTGTTGCCTGCGCCTTTGTACCAAGTCTCGCCGTTCATGAAGTTCGCCACGAACGAGCCGCCGTTTTGGTTTAAGGTGCGCCCTTGGACGTCTACGTTATTGTTCATCTCCATTGAAAAAATAACGCTTGGGCCAAAAGGGTCACTGGCAATCGCTTGTAGAGTCATCGTGTCACCTCACCATCAATTGTTGTCAAAGTAGATCATGACACACTGACTGTTGTCGAATGAAGCTATGCCGCCAATCTCTAGGGGAATGAACTTCTTATCGCCCTGTAAGGTTGACACTGTGTACTCTGTCAATGTTGAAACGGCACTTCGCCAAACGTGGTACATGTAAGGGTTTTGCTTAGCAATTGAACCATCAGGCTCAAGCATGAACCACGGCGCCAGTTGTGAATTGACCGATGACGTGACAGTTTCACTGGCTCGCCAAGTTGGGTTGGTGTCGTACGTCAAGATCTTTGAACTGAGATCATAGCAGTAGACGTAGGTGGCGTTAATGTTTGAGTTTGAAGCATTGTATGTCCTGCCCCAGATGTTCAAGTACCTGGCGTCTGGGGTGCCACTGTCGTTGAATGAGCGCGTGATTGTCAGTTGACCGCCGCACGAATAATAGCCATCTCTCGAAAGTCTCGGATACAGGGTGATATGCAAGAACCCGTCTTTGATCACAATGAACGATGGGTTTGAGAAGGGTTGCGGGTCACTTGACCCGCTTGGGCTCCCCCACGTTCCTCGGTTGACGTAGAACAGCGTGGCTGAAGTTGACGTTGAGTTTGCAAGCGAGAGGCCAAATGAGCAGTACAAAGACGACCCTGATGAGTTGCGATAGAAATTGGCCTCAAGGTGAATTTGCACTGGAGCAGCGGACGACTGGCTGTCGTTGAAGAAATACTTCAGTGCAGGCAGTGAAAGATATCCCGTGGTGGTCGTGTCTGAGAAGTAGCTGGTTTGGTAGGCTTGCAATGTGGCCAACTGGTCACTGACCACAGGAACCAATCCTGCCTCACAAAACTTGCCATCAATGAAGGTCAGGGCATCTTTGATGGATTGCAGACTGCTAAGTTTAAATGCGGGTGGCGTGAACAACAGGCGCATGAGCGATCTCCCTCAAACTCAATTCGTTTGGTCGATAATAAAGACTGGGCAATTCTTTGGATCATAGTAAGACACGAACATGCTCGTGTACGGGATGAAATACGTCTTGTTGCCCAGCACAAAGGGCTCAGAGTCTGGCACGCTTATCGGATGGTTTTTGGGTATGAACACGCTCATCTTCGACGAAAGAATTTGGCCGTCTCTGTAGTATTCGCCCATGGGTGTGAGCGTGTTCTTCGCGCCCTTGACCAAAGTGTTCGCTAACACAAAGTCCTTTGCAGCGAAAACGTATTCACTGCCGTTCGCCAAAAAGCTAGAATAATAGATGTAGACACTTCGATACGAAAAGCTAACCGAACTAAGTCTAGACCCAAACCCCCAGCTGTCGTTGGCAAGGGCCGTGAACCTGCAACACCACCGGTCTTTGTAGCGCGTCAGCGAAAACGTCAAAAGAGACGTCGTGGCGTTCATGCTTGTGCCGCTCATTGTAAGCGCCACTTCATTGTCCATGGGCTCATTGAACAGCCAGTTTAGATTTGAGAACAAGTGCTGCACACAATAGTCTGCGGTTGAGAACTTGCTCACCAAACTAAACTGGTTCGTTTGCGGCAGCTGGTTCGCGGTGGGCATACCTGAGTAATACGACCCAAACAAGCGAGAGTTTGGCATGGTGAAGTCGCTTTTGATACTCTCACCCAGATACCCGTAAATGTAGATTCGCTGATAGGGCAGTGTAGCGTTGCCTGAACCGGGGGCCGCAATTGTCAAACGAATTTGCAGGTAGACAGTCACGAATTCATCATTCGTCCGATAGACGAGTGGCTTGTAGCTGTTAGAGGTGGGACCAGTGGTGTTCTGGTTGAATGTGATCTCAGGCTCACTCGCGAAATCAAACTGCGGCGTGAGCGACGTGACTTGCACCCAGCCGTTGGCGGTCAGTTTGTCGTGCAAATCTTGCATATATGAACGAATTGAGGCAATGTTGCCCGGAATAGGCACCGGGTTCACCCATTTCGTATAAGCCATGATGTAACCTGTCGATTGTTGACTACGGTATAGTTAAGCCACGAAAAAAGACATCGATTTCAGTTCACGCTAACAAAGTGCATTGAGTGTTGTCACTGAATGGCGTTTACTGGCAATCTCGTGGCGAATTTGACACACTTCAGCACGAGATGGTGGCGCAGTGCCACTGGGCGGCTTAGAACGCGATCTCGCGCATTTAAAGCCGATTTCACAAAACCCAGTCAAACAAAACGGTTACACTAGGTAACCGTTTCGTTCAGCGTTTGCTGTTGCTTGCGCTTGTTATTCGTCTTCGTCGTCCACGTCAAGGTGAGCGTACAGTTCCTGGTAGTGGTTGGCAGTGTCCGTCACCAGTTGCTCAATCTCGCTTTCCGTCAGCTGGTAGTTGATGCGCTTGATGAAAAGATCGACGGCATCTTGATCTTTTGGAGTCAGACGGTAGAATTGATCTACGCCGCTCGTTTCAAAGAACAAAGCCACTGTCGAACCCATCACCAAATCAAACTTCAGCGTCTTAAACCACGGCATCTCACCGACTGCCGGGTCGTTCAGGTTCATGGCAAACACCAAGCCCGTGATCGGGTGTCGGCAGATGGGAACATACCCATCCACGAACATGAAGGCAGTTTGTACCATGTCGTCATACAAGTCACTCATTTGAATCTCCATCACTCAACCCAGGGAACGTTATTTTCAGCGGCCATTTTTTCAAGCTCGCTGATGTGTGTGACTCGAACTTTGTGCGCTGCCACATACACGGCTTGATCTTCCGCGCGACGCAGGCACCATTCTGGCGTGCGGATGTCTGAAAGTGAGCCGACACCTGGCGCCATAATCGTGTCGTATTCGCTCTTTGGAATGTCGTTCGGGTTATTGCTAACTTTGCCAAACACAACATCAAAGACGATCATGTAGCCCACGTCACCGACATCCGTGTAGTTGGTGCGGTTGGTGGCGTACTGGATGGTCTTGTCTACATGTTTAGCCACGTACAGACCGTCCCCCAGCATTTTACCCACAACGAGCTTAGGATCTGTCACGTTCTTGAATCCGTAGCGCAGAATGAAACTGGCTGCAAGCGTTCCACAAGAGTGGTAGAAATTACGCGCGTATTCACCGCCCACGGATTGTCGGAACGCCTCGACGCGTTCTTTGTTGCCCGGCTTGTTGACCTCATACGACTCAAGAACAAGCGGCACGGTGTTGGTGTGACGCCCTGAGAAGCCGCCCATGGTCATATCGCGACCGCGCTTGATTCGCGTGGGCAGATCTTCAATCGGCAAGCGACTGACAAAGGGTTCCTTCAGTGTGATGGCAGTTTGCCCAGCGTCCACAATCGACGCCAGGTCACTCATGGACTTGACGTTGTCAAAGTTGGCAGTGAATTCAACACCATTCAAAGCCATGCCCACTTGAAGCAGTTCGTTATCCACGTCACCGATGTCCAGTCCGTATTTCGTGGACTGCTCGTCGATTTGTTGACGAACCAAAAACGCTTGGTTGGCACTGAAGAGGTCTGGCACCTTGTTTGTCTTCTTGAGCTTGAAGTCGCCGCCCGCGTCCGAAAACTGCTTCAAAGTATCGTTCAGTTTCGGGAAAAACTCATTCCAGGCAGTGCGCCGCATTTGGCTTGAGCCCGGTCCGCTGTGCAAGAAGCTAGACAGCACGTTCAAGATCCACTCCATGGTCTTCTGGTGCAGGTTGCTTGCGTTCTTGGCCACTGCTGAGATCATTTGGAGCTCAGGCTTAAAGAACGCCTCACGAACATTCTTCGCGTCAATCTGGCAGTAGTCAAGCAGCTTCAACTGTTCGTCTTTTGTCGAATGGCCCAGTGCGTAAACGAAAGACGTCATCTTGCTGATGTGCGAGTTTCTCTCAGCGATGTTCACGCTAGCACGATTGGGCTCTTCACGAATCAAGTCAACGTCAATCACTTTATGGCTGTCATCTACATTGCTGTTCAGCCAGAAGTTTACGCGCACCGACTCATAGTACGAAAGAAACTTTTCGTCGCTGCTTTCAATGGTGCGCCCCGAATAGAAGATGCTCTCAAGCAGGTTCTTGGGATAGTTCTTGAGATTGTATGCGCTCGAATAACCCACTTGGCTGTTCTTCACGGTCATGCCCGCTTCCAGACAAGCCTCAATGAACTTTTTGGTCGGTTTGACTTGTGCAGCAGTGTTAAGGTACCAAGAAGTATTGACTATTCGAATCGCCGCAGGGTGTCGGTCTTTAATGCCCTGAACAATAATGTCCTCAACTTCAGGCAAGTGCATGAAGGTATAGAACTTGTTCCACTTGAGCAAAGTGTCGGTATCAAATTCCTTGATGTACGCTTTGGCTTGAGCTTCCATGAACGGGTCGGTGGTTGGGTACACGTTGTGCTCGATCAATTCACCGATAAGGTCTTGTGAGTAAATTCGGTCTTTGGGCGCAAAACCAAACACCAGCTTGATCTTCGCCACTCTATCATAACTGTAGTTGCTCAGGATATCAATGATTGAAAAGACTTTCTCTGGCGCGTCACTGCTTGAACTGATGACCTTAGCTTGCTTATCGTACGCGGCTTTGATGAGGTCAGACAGCACCTCGTCACCCTCAAAGGCGATGGTCATCAAGACCAGAGTTGCCATCGCCTTCACATCACTTTGCATGGACAGCGTCGCCAGGATGACGCGAATAAAATTCAGACGCGCTTCACGCCCTCGGATTCTTTTCGCTTCAGCCCAGAAACGGTATTCGAAATTTTCAGATTTCGATGACCAGCCCTCAAGTGCTTTGGCAACGAGTGGGATTTCGTCATCCTTGAGGTTTGCCAGTACGTGATTTTCAATCTCAAGGGGCGAATTGTACATCCTAAAGTTTGGCCTATCTTGGAACTGCAAAGTCTCTTCGGTGACGTCAACCAAGACAGGCTCGCCGTCGCTGCCCAGGGCGATGGTCTTGCTGTCATATTCCGTATAAAGACCGACAGTCTCGCTGTAAAGTTCAGTGATCGCCACCAGCCAAGCTCGCATAACCGGCGTCGTGTTTGTCACGTCAACCGTCACAGCGGGTCGTTGAGAGGGGGTGCTCGGTTGAATTTTCAGGTAAGGACTAAAGCGACTGTCTTGTGACAGGACAGTGACGAAGTCAAGGAAAGTGTGCGCGAACTTTCCTTTCTCAAAGCGATTTGTGTGCTTGAAGTATCGTGCCAGGATAGTGTAGTACATGACTTGATCGGTCGCAGGCACGGCGAACATGTTCTTGATGGTTCCCCATTCTTTGAACTTCTCGCTGTTGAAAATGAGGTTCAGTGAGGTCCCACACCGAGACATGTGAGAGACGTAGTGTCTGATCTTATTGTTGAGTATTTGATCGAGCAGGTAATCGTATGCCGTATCAACCAAATAGTTCAAGATCTCCTTGTCGTATGACGAACTCACTTTAGGCGAAGCAAAGTTCAGATTGTGAACGTCCGCGAAGCCATCAATCGCGTGCCGAAGCATGAAGTCTTGACCTGTGACGTTTGTCTTGAATCCATGATTGATAAAGTATGAACGGATGAGTGCTTCACTCCCCGCCACCTTAACGCGATCAAAGTGAGTGGTGTGTGGGTTAAATTCACGCCAACCCTCAATGATGGCGAACTTTGACTCGTCATACGAGCAGCTGGGCGTGAAGTCTGGATTGATCTTGCTGCCCTGCCAAATCTCATATTCTGGGGCAGTGCGCTGTCCTGGGGTGATGGTGAAAGCCCGGCTGTTTCTGTACCGCAGAACAAATTTCAACCGACCTACAGATTTCACTTTCACCAGGGTATCATAAATGAACTTGTTTGCACTATTTTCAATGTTGCCGCAGTCGACGACAGGGACGCTCTCATCGAAGTTTATCACCGCGTCGCTGGGCAGGGCGTTATTTTTTTCGAGATTTTCCTTCAGTGCAGCCAGCGCATATCGCATACCCACAGAAGCAACCGACAGCGTGACCTGAGTCGCCATTTTATCTTCATCGAGCACGAAATCAAAATGAGGATAATAACTCATATGCTTCAGCAATTTGCGAAGCGACTCAAGTGAATCTTTCACGAACAATTTAGACAGCGGCATCACAGACAGCAGTTGAACCACGCGATTTGTGTCAACCACACTTTTGTTAGACTTCACGCCGTCGGGGTAGGGGATGTCGATTGCAAGTTCAACCTCACCGTTACTTGCTTTCTTCAGCATCTTGTCGACGAGCTCACCGTACCGACCTAGTGTGATGTCAAACAAGCCTTCGGCACTGCGAAGCAGTTTGGCGACCGCTTCAGCATCTTTGATCTGAGTCAACATGTAGTCGAATGCGACGCTGATGATCTCGTATCTCACTTGCGCGTCAACTTCACGCTCAACCAGCGCCTGGCTAAATTCGCCGTCCTTGACAATCAGGTTAGCCCACTGGGCAGCAGTGCGCTGGCCCGTCAAATTGCCCACGATAATGTTGGCGACTGTCGTTGGTCTGAATATGACGTCGACGTTGAAGTAAGACGCCAGGTAGTTGACGAGCATGAACTCGTCTTTGTGTTCTCTTGAGTAGTTTTGATCGTAGATCACTTCAATGGCACCGTTGTAGACATCAACCTTGAAGTGGTTGCTGACTTGCTTCAGTGTATCTGACGATTTGTAATAGTCCATATAGTTGCGCATCAGCGACTCTTTGACGTCTTTTTCAGAGAGTGTTTTCAGGTAGAGTGCTGCCGTGCGCTGTTTGGAGCTATAAGAAGCGTTCAGGTAGCGATCCCAGACGTCTGGGCTATCGGTTTGGAACACGGCATTGGCGATGACGCGCAATTTTCTTCGACGTTCGTCACTCTTTGCTTGATTGGGGTCGACTGCGACGAGCGTCACAATCATGTTCGCTGATGTCGCGACGTCGGCTGTGAGGATGGACTCACTCAGCGAACCTTTGACTTCGTATTCATCTGGAACGTACTGGATCGCTTTCAGATAATCATAAGCGATGCAGTGCCGCACGGCTTCACGCGACTTCTCATCAAGCGTCAGGGCCCAAACTGCCTTGTAGTATTTTTCTTGAATGCGACTTGACCTATCAATCAGCAGTTCGTAAACGGCAGCCACCACACGCCCAAGATCACGCTCATCAATCTGTTCAATGTGTTCGGGGATGAGCTTGGTGTCGTCCCAAATGAACTTGCGCCACTGTTCTGCAGTTCGATCGCTAAATTTCAGCTTGGCTGTGCCGACGACAGTGTTGACAGTGTTGGCGGTGCTGGTGGCGGGCCGTGCTGGCGCAGTTGCGGGAACTTGAGCTGCCGCTTGGGCTGCTGCTTGAGCTTGTGCTTGCGCTTGTGTTTGATGCGCTTGTGCTTGTGTTTGATGTGCTTGTGTTTGCGCCGCCGCCTGTGTTTGCGCTGCCGTTTGCGCTTGCAAATTGGAACGGAACGCCGCCACCGGACTCTGAGTGGGCTGGGTCGCTGGGGCTGCCACGGGCGCTGCCGCTGGAGCTGGGGCTGCCGCTTGCGCTTGCGTTGTCGCTACCACCGATGGGTCAATGACCACGCCGTTCTCAAAGACAACCGTCAGTGGAGTGGTGTTCTTAATCAGGTGCCGCGGAACGCCACGCTTCAGCTTACGGCGACCGGTCATGAAATCGCTGTAGGTGGTTGAGAAGTGACCTTTCTTGTACATGTCTGAGATTTCAGCGTTCACGCTATCAAACTTCTTCCAGTGCTTGAAGAAGAAGTAGGCCACGAACGGCAGGTTGATTTTGCCGTCCATGAAGTCGTCCAGTGCAGACTTCAAGATAGGCTGGGACGACAGATGCGTGCCGTAGTGCAGTTCGGTGAGAACTTTCTTGATCATCTCATCTTGAAGATCATCGCTTGTGATTTGTTTCGCTTTGATCTTGGCCACAAGACGCAGCAGGCGCTGTGCCGACTGTTCGGTGATGACTTTAAAGTGTGCAGCCAGTTTGATTGACGCGGTGGTGTCGTGGTTGGTGACGTCAATTTCACTCAGCTTCGTGTGCGTCTCGCTTGCGACATAGTTTCGCATCACGATGGTGTTGCTGCTGATGGTGTACATGCTTAGAAATGCGAAAAAGTTGAAAAAGAACGCTTGGGTGGCACTTTCAACTGTGTGCGCTTGCAACGACGCGCCGTCTGTCCACAGCGAGTTTTCATTTAGTTGTTCAAACATATTGGTCTCCAAGAAGCTTCTTTCCGAACGTGACACGCTTGAATCTGTAATTAAAGGCTCACAAAAAAACCGCCCAGTTGAGGGCGGCATTTCAACAGCACACTGCAATCACACTACCTTTGACTCATAGAACTCCGTCACGTAGCTGTCGATGATGATGTCGCTTTCACGAATGGGTCGAGACAGCGACAGCTTACCGATGTCCCGCACGCGCGACAAAGCCACGTACATTTGACCTGATGCGAAGAACCCGCGATCAATTTCAATGTGAACACGTTCAAGCGTCAAGCCCTGTGATCTATGCGTCGTGATGGCATACGCGAGGCGAAGCGGCATCTGGGTATAGCTGGCAGTGACTGTCATCGTGACGTTGCCCTCGCTGTCGGTGCCGTAGTCGATAACCTCCCACGTTTCAGGAACCGCGCGGACTGTGATGCCGCTGTCGAGTTTGACTTCACAGAAATCGCGGTTGCACACGGTCACCACACCCGTTGAACCGTTTGCCACGCCCAGCGAGCTCATGTTCTTGCAAAACATAACACGAGCGCCTTGCTTCAGTGTCAACTCAGGGTCGTTTGGGTACTGGGTGAACTTGCCTTCAATTTTAGCAATGAAAGTGACGGGGGGCGTGGGCAGGGCGTCAAGCATATAAGCGTTCAGGTTGTCAACCACTTGGTTGTAGGGGCTGATGATCACTGCCTCATTGGGGATGGCGTCGCTGGCGATGGTGGCGTGGTCGTTGATGTATTTGACCGCAGCTGCCTTACCGACACCCAAGCGAATGCTGTTCAGCGCATCGACGAATTCTGTGTTCGTCTGCCTAAAGATCTTTGTGAGCTCAACTGTCTTTAGGTTGATCTTTTTGAAGATGTCTGAGCTGAAGAACCACGGCGTACCGTAGCGTTCCGCCAATTTGCCTTGTGGGTCAATGGGCGGCAGTTGATACAAGTCACCGACCAGTACCACAGCCAGCCCGCCAAAGGGCAATCGCTTTTGTCGGTTGAGCTGAAGCGATAGGTTGATTGCATCAAGCAGGTTCGGGTTGACCATTGATATTTCGTCGATGATCAAGACTTCAGCGGCTTTCAAAACAGCTTGCTTTTCTTTTGACTGCGGCTTTATGTCGTAGCTCTCAATCATCTTGGGCGGCAGCTTGAACATGCTGTGGATGGTTTTGCCGCTGACGTTGATGGCAGCGATGCCGGTTGGGGCAACGACAATCACGTTATCGTAGCGGTTTCTGATCCACTTAATGAGGGTGGACTTGCCGCTGCCGGCGCCGCCGTTCACCGTAACAGGAACGCGATCGTCAATGTAGCTTGCGACTTCGCAATACTGGTCGAGGGTTTCAATAGAGTCGTTCACTTTCGCATCTCACTTTCTGATGACCGATTGTAGCGCAAATTGCGGTAAGTCGCAATCAGAGTCGCGCAAAGTTCATTCAAATAAAAAAGCGACTCGTTGAAATGGAGTCGCTTTCTGATCTTGGCGCTGTGTGGCGCTTGTGCTAACTTCTAGCTTTCAGCGGTGGTTTTGTACCGATCGTGTCGTCAACGTGTGATCTACGCGCGAGAATGCGATCATTCGGGCACTTAGCTCTCCTTGTGGCGTCTGTAGTGCAAGATCATCGCATCAATCTCACTGTACAACCACAGGCGGCCGCCGCCCACAAAGAACGGGAACTGCTTCACTGCGGCGCCGTACGGCTTTGCCACGCTTTGGGCAGTTTCGACATCAACCTCATGATACACGAAGTGGACCCCGTTCGCCCGTAGCTTGCGCTTTGCTGTATTGCACTGCGAGCAGTTCTCTTTACCGTACACGTCAACCGCATCAATCATTTCGCTTCTCCTTAATTTGGGATTCAAGATTCGCAATGCGCTGCCTCAGGTAGCGATTCTCAATCACGTAAGAATTGAATTCTAGACCGTGTCGAGCCATCAAGCCGCCCAGGTAGTATGAAGAAAAAATGACAACCGCCAACCAAAACTGATTCACTTGACTAAACCTCGCTGATACTCGTACTGGGCGATACACTGATCTAAGAAATGGTCATAGACCTCGCGAACACGCATTTGAGTTAGAAAATCAATGTCGTCCAGCAAGTCGTGAATCACGCCCTTGTCGCTCAACAAGCGGTCCGTGAACTCGACCATGAAGTCAATTGAAAATCGGCACTCTTCAGGCATAATAATGGTGATGACTTCACGCGCGTAAGCAGCTAGCGCCTCAAAACTCATGTCGAGTTCGCTTAGGCGCTCAACCATGATTTCAAGGTAATAAGTGTGCGAAACGAGGGCAGCTGTCACTGGATCTACACTAGACATGTCATCACCTAAGTGTTTAACCTTAGTTAAACGCTCACAAGGTGTCACGCTTGACACTCACAAGGCAGCATTCTTGTACTTTTCCCAATCAATCATGTTCTTGATGATGAACGAACGCTGCGAGATTGACTTGATGAAATCTTCGAGCGTCTTGACTTTCATCTTTTGTAGTTCGTAGTCGCCGCGGATTTTGATGATGTCAGGGTCCGCTGAGACGTACATCTCAATTTCGCTCTTAAGGGGTTTGCGGTGCAGCGGTCGAGCTTGGTAAACTTCATCGCTGCTGAAATGGCTGTAGTATTCAAACGCCTTTAGCTTCAGCTCGTCCATGCGTAGTTCGATACTCTTCAGAACCTTAAGCTCGGCGATGTAGATGCTGTAATACTTTGCATGGAGCCTTGGCGTTCTTGCGGACTCGGTGGTGATGTGAGCTTCACTGATCACCGAATCCTCAGAAATCAACTGCAAAATCTCATCAAGTTTCATGGCACACCTCAAAAATTGACATAAAAATAGCCCCAGGCGTTGGGGCTATTTGTTCACGAACTAGGTTCAGTCGTCTCCCAGCAGGTCCTCATAGCCGCTCACATCAGCAGCCATGCTGTTTTGCGCGGGCGCTTGTGCTTGGGCTGACGCTTGCTGTTGACCGCGGGCCACACGGGCAGCGAGGTGCTCAGCAGCAGTGGCAGGCTGGTTGCCGGTCGCGTCGTCAAAGCCCATCACCATGTTGAACTTGTCTTTCAGCTCATTGAACGGTTTGTACTTGCTCTCGTCGTTCTCAGGCGTCAGAGGGTAGCATTTTTCAAACACCTCTTTCAGCTTTTCATCGTCGTCAAACAGCGGACCGATGGGACCAAAGCGAGAGTCGTCGTAAGTGCGCATCCGGTTGGTGTCTTTTGAGGTCCGGATCTCAAACGTGGCGCCGTTCCACAGATCGAACGGGTTGATGGTCGGGTCGTCTTCGAACTTCGGATTGATGGCTTTGTCAATCAGGTTGTAGATCGAACGACCGAATTTCCACAGCATGACCTTGCCGTTGTTTTCGGGATTGACGGGGTCGTCGATGACGTAGATGTTGCACAGGAACTGTTCGCGTGAACGGTATTTTGCCGCTTGCGCTTTGTTACCGGCCTTGTACAGTGCTTTGCTGTACTCTTCGACAGGGTCCGTCTTTTTCAGGCTAGACAACGAACGCTCAAAATACCACTTGCCGGTAGCTTCGCCTTTGAAGCCAAATTCACGCCAGGTGACAAACGGGCTTTCGGTGTCGGGGCTGGGCAGGAAACGAATCTTGGCACGACCGACGTCGGTGTCACGATCTTTTGGCACATATTGCCACATGCGTTCGTCTTTGAAGGTGTCCTTGCGAACAGCGTCTTTGACAGACTTGGTTGCTTGCCCAGAAGCAAACTTTTCTTTCATTGCCTTGAATGCGTCAAGTTTTGACATGGTGTGTCTCCAAACACAGGTGAGTCATTGGATCGCGTAAACAACATCGCTAATTTACAGCGAATCGCGCTCTTTGTCAAGCGTCAGAATTTCACTTTTCAAAGATTCAAGCGATTCGCTGCAATCTTCAATGATGTAACTGTACTTCTTGATGGTGTGGCGCTTTTTGTTCCACAGCGGATTAGATAGTGGGTGAGTTTCAAGCCCGTACAGCAGCGACAAGACAGCGAGCGTCTCATAAGAGGGCGTGCAGTATTGCGTTAACTTTGGGCGACCGTCTTGGGTCAGTTGCATGAGTTCACAAAGCGGCGTGTCCACGAACAGGCGAACGGACGTGAGTTCCTTCATGACCGTTTCTTTCAAGTGTTCGTATTGGCGCATACGCTTCTTGTGTACCAAGATCAAATCTTGACTAAAGAAGTCACCAATCCACTTGTTTTTGTCGTCGATGAAGCCCGTGAGCAGGAACTGCTCGCGTTCGTTTTTGTCCGGGTGGCGCTTTGTGAACTCAATGAACCACTTGAGGTCGTTTCGAGCGTTTAAGGTTTCGACTGTGAGGCGTGTCAGGCCTTTGCCGCCGTTCATGCGATAGCGGTAGTCGACGTCGGTGGCGAAGTGCTGCTTCAGTCCCACGTATTGGCGAAAGCAGGTGAGGTAGTCCTCATCGCGAAGTTGGCTCATGGCTCACTCCAAAAATTTTATAAGTCAAACGAAAAACGCGTCAATGTCCTCATACACTTTTGACTTCGTCTTTTTGACCAGGGTTGGGTTGTCCACCAAGAAGCTCTTTTTGAGCCGCTCAATGAAATCGACCGTCAGATTTCGCATGAACTCTTCAGGTTCAATGTCGTTCTTGGTGATGTACTCGGTCACGACGTCGTGCAGCGGGATTGACATTTCACGGCTTCGTGTCAAAAGGTAGACAATGATCTGTTGATTGGGTGGCGTGTGGCGCATAGTGACCTCCGGGGCAGTCACCTAGTTTACTTTATGCGCCACACGATCGCTAGTGAATCACGATCGCTAGTGAA